ATCCTTGGCAAGCTGCTTCGTCCGCGCACCCGAGCCGTTGGCGATCTGGTGGTCCAGGTCGTCGAGGACCTTCTTCTGGGTGGCGTCGTCAAGGCTGTCGAACTGGCCCTTAGTCATCTGGCGGTGCACGAACAGGCGGGCGGGCGGGCCGAGCTTGGCCGACGGGTCGAGGGCCTTCTTCACCTGGTCGGTGATGTCGGGCTTGGTGGCCGACGGCGCGGCGGGCGGCGGCGTGGCGGGCGCAGGCAGACCGAGCACCGCGCTGGCGTGGTGCTCGGCGGCGTACTTCTCCAGGGCGGCCTGCGTCGAGCTGGTGCGGATCAGCCTCCCGTTGTGCTTGAGGCTGTAGCCCATGCCGTCGCGGGTGATCCGGTAGCCCTGGGGTAGACCCACCGAGGTCGAGGAGACCGAGCCGCCGGGGAGCGGCTTGTTCAGAATGCCGTTCTGGTCGCGGGTGCCCCGCCTGGGCGCCGGGGGCGGGGCGGGGAGCTGCGGCGTGGGCGTTGCGGACGGCGCGGCGGGGACCGTCTTGGACGCCTGTCCGAGGCTGACCTTGCCGGGGGCAACGCTGACCTTCTGGTACACCTTGCCGCTCGGCGTGGTGATGGTGCCGGGGGTGCCGGGGGCGAGGCCGTTGGCGGCGCCGGGGGCGGGAAGCTTGGCCAGGAGGGCGTCAGCCTTGGTCTGCTGCGGGCCGAAGCCACGCGCTTTGATGGCGGTCAGCTCGTTGCGGATGGTCGTCTTGTCCGCGTCGGTGAGGCTGCTCCACTCCTGCGGGGTAATCTTGTCGGCTTTGTCCAGCTTGTAGGTGTCGGTGACCTTCGGCTGAGTGATGACGAACGCGGGGCCGCGACCGGCGATGGTCGGCTTCTTCTGCTTCGGCCCGAGCGGCAGCGGCGGGGCCGTCTTGACCTGGACGCCCGCCGCCTTGGAGACGGCCTGACCGGCGGTGTGCGCCTGGCCTCCGGCGAGGTCGGCCTTCTGGTTGACCTGCCCGAGCGGCACGGCCTGGGCGTTGTTGGCGGGGTGGACGGGGGCGGGCTTCGGCTTGATCTCTTCGAGCAGCTTGCGGGGGATCGGCTTGCCCTGGGATCGCAGGTCGGCGATGCGCTTGAGGCGGCGGGTGTTGGCCTTCTCGACGCGGGCCTCTTCGAGCTGCCGATACGTGCCAGGGGAGACGGCATGCAGGGTGCCTTTCCAGCCCTTGCAGGGACCGGGGTGCAGCGGGTGGCGGCAGGCGGTGAGCGAGCACGGTTCGTGAGCGTCGTCGTCCTGCTGGGTCCAGGCGATGACGGAAGCGAGGACGCTGGCCGGGTTGCCGAGACCGGCGGCGGGGCTAGGGCTGTGGCCGGGCCCCGCCATGGACGCCGTCATGTTGTGCCGGGCGATGGCGTGACCCAGTTCGAGCATGACGCGGGCTGGGTCGAATGGCAGCGGAGCGATCGAAAGGCCGAGGCCCTTGACCAGCGTGCCGAGCGTCGTCATGGGCTGAGCATACGGGATCGTTTTTGATCTTCAGCGGTCACAGCGTCTCGTCCTCGGTGGTCCACCGGAGCCCCGTGTTCTCGTCCTCGTGCCGGTCGTGCGGCAGCGTCAGGGCGCACCGGATCCAGTACGGGTCGAGCTGGCTCGGGGTGAAGTGCCACCACGACCAGGTCTCCTCGTCGCACGGATCACCGAACACGCAGGGCCCGCACGGTCGCGACCTGGATCCCCATCAGGCCGGTCGTCCACTCCAGGAACGCCTTCTGGTCGCGGCTGTACTGCTCGGGCTGGTTGACGCGCGCGTAGCCACGATCCGTCGCGGCCTTGCCCGCCATCGGGTGCATGTGCTCGATCAGCACGTCCGGCAGGTACCGCAGGCAGTCGGCCTTGAGGCCCAGCTCCTGGACGGCGTTGTCGCAGTACAAGTGCTCCACGTCGGCGGGCACCATGCGCCCGAGTGCGCGCACAATGTCCGAGGTCATCGCCCATTGGGTGGGCAGCGCCTCGCCCTGCATGCCGTCGTCGCCGTACACGATTCCCGTGCCTAGCGCGTGCAGCTCGTCCAGGTAGCGTCCGGCCCAGCCGGGAGTGCGGGGCACGTGATCGTCACCGGCGAAGCCGAGCGCGAACGGCGCCTCGCAGTGCTGGACGGCTACCCGGTTGAGCTTGGTGACCATCGGCAGCCACCGGACGGCGACGCGCAGCCCTACCGGCAGGTGGGCTACCGCGCGGTGGGCTTCCCGGTACGCCCCGATCTCCGGGTCGTCGGCGTCGACGGCGAACAGCAGTGCTGCCCGGTCGAAGGCGCCGGTGGTGCGCCAGGCGTCGACCGTGCGGGCCAGGTGCTGCGGCCTGCCCCGGGACGGGACGATCACCAGCAGTTCGGGGTTGAAGGGGTTTTCGTGCCGCACCTCGGCGTTGATCTTGATCTCGTTCAGGTGCCACGGACTGTTCAGCGCGTCAGCGATCAGCGCGGCCGAGCCGTCGTCGACCATGAACCCGACGCACGGATCCCGCTCTCCCGGCTCGTCGCCCAGCTGTAGGTACAGGTTGCGCGGGTTACGCCTTCCGGTCCGCAGCTTCACCCCTTGCCCGCCTCCTTCAACGTCTTGTTCTCCTGGGCCTCGCGCTTCGCCTTGGCAGCTGCCGACTTCGCCTTGTGGTAGGCGGTGCGCTGGTGCGGGGTCATCTTCTTCAGCTTGGCCTTTTCGGCGCGGCGGTCGAGGATGCGCTGCGCGGCCTTGCCGAGGCTCTCCTTCTGCCGCTTGGCCCGCTTGTCGAGGGTGTCCTGCTGCTTGGTGTCCTGGGTGGCGGTCCGCTTTGCTTTGGCGTTGGCACCTGCGGCCTGCTTGAGGGTCTGCTGGTGCGGGCGCAGGGCCTTGCGGTATCCGGCGATGGCCCGGCGTGCCATGGCGGCCAGCTTCGGGTTGGTGCCTGCGGATTGGGCGGCGACCTGCTCGGCTCGGGTGATGGCGTCGGACAGGCCGGTGACGGCGGTCTGGGCCACCTGGGCGGGCGTCTTCTTGGTTTCGTCCTGCGCGCCGGGCTCGGTCTGGCCGCGCTTCTGCCCTTTGCACAGGCCGGGCTTGTGGGTGAGCATGCAGAACCCGCAGTCGGGGCCGATGGTCTGCTCGAGGGTCATGCCGGAGGCGCCGAGGTACTGGCGGTTGGCCATCTTCGTCGGCTCGTTTTTGATCTCCAGCAGTTCGACGCACCGGCAGTTGATCACCTCGTGAGGGGGTCCGGCGGGGTCGTGGGGGAACATCATGGCGTAGCCCGGGTGGGCGCCCTCGCCCTCTTGGGCGCCGATGATGAACGGCTGGCCGAACGGCTGAGTCTGGCCGTCCGCCTCAACGTGGTCGGGGCGGGTGCGGTGGTCTTCGGTGGCGAGCCAGCGGTGCACGTATTCGGTGTCGGGGTCGTTCTCGACGATCATGGCGAAGGCGTCGTGCAGCCCGCCGTTGTAGGCGCCGACGACCTCGGTGCGGGCGACGGTGCGGGCCCGGTTCTTCCACGTGGGGATGCTGGTGTCGGAGAACAGCTGTTCGACCTGGGCGGTCACGTCGGGGATGCTTGCGCCGTTGACTGTTGCCGAGTCAATGATCTGGGAGACGAGACCGAACACCTGATCAGGCATGGCCGACAGCCGGTTCTCCCGCTCGACGATCCAGTTACGCACGAACGGCCGCGACTCGAACAGCGCGTCGTCGGCGAACAGGTCCCGGTATGGGGCCGCAAGGACCTCACGGGCCACCTGAGCGGTGTACTGCGCGGTCAACGCCGTCCACTTGGGGGTCTGGGAGAACACGGCCAGCGGGTCGGGCACCAGCCCGAGTGCGGCGACGCCACCGGCGAACATGGCGGCCTTCACGGCGGCCATCCACTCCAGCATCATCTCCAGGTATGCCTCATACAGGGGCGGCTCGTACTGGGCGAACACCTCCAGGGCGGCGGCCCTCTGCGCGTCAGCGTTCGGCAGGGTTGTCGGCTGGGCCATGCTGGGCGCCTCCTCGTAGCTGCTTGATTCCCCAGATGATGCCGTTCACCTCGTCGGCCGTCAGCTCGGCGCCCTGGCCCAGCTCCTGTTTCGCCTTGAGTTTGCCGAGGGCGCCCGCGAAGGCGCCTATCGTCGCCATCTGTTCGGGGGTCATTGCTGCCACCAGGCGATGAGCAGCAGCATGCCCCCGTCGGCGGTGAGGGCGAGCGCGAGGGCGGCGATGACGGCCAGGATCCCGTGACTGGACCAGTCCGTTGTTACGCGCGGTGACCGGCGGTGGGTGCCAGCCCGGGGATCCGGGCACATGTACTGGCTAGTAACATCGTTTTGCCCGTTTCCAGTCACGCTGCGTACATCATTGCCGGGGACGTAGGGAACGGTCATGACTTCAGGTCTCCTCGTGCCTGGTGCAGCGTGGCCCGCAGCAGACCCGCCTCATGCGGGACGCCCCGGGTCAGCAGCTCCGTGCAGTAGCCGCCCAGAAGCTCCTCCAGCGCGTCCGGGTCGACACCTAGGGCGAGAGCCTGGTCGCGGGCGTGAGTCCAGGCTCCGGCCAGCAGAGCGGGCACGCGGGACCGGTCCGGGACGACCTGGGTGTGCAGCTCGTGCTTCGGCACGCCGTACCGGGTGCGCTGCGGCCCCGCGACGAGGCGGCCACCGGCCAGCTCCAAGGCGCGGCGCACGGCGGCGTCGGCGGCGTAGAACAGGGCGGCGTCACCGAGGGGCTTCAGGGCGGAAGCCGCCAGGGCCGCCAGCTTCTGGCCCTTGCCTGGGACGGCGCCGGACTCCGCTTCGGCGACGGACGGGAACTGCGGCAGGCCGCGAGCACCCACATCTGCCGGTTCGCTACCGGCCGTGTCATAGCCGGGGTCGCCGGGCATCAGGTCTCCGGGCGGCGCCGGGGGAGCGGCCGGGGCGGGCATCTGGATGTTGGGCAGGCCGAGGATCTTCTGCACCTCCGGGTCGCCCGCGTAGGCGGGCTGCGCCAGGACCAGGGCCTTGGTGATGTTGTAGACCAGCTCCGCCTTCTTGGGGGCGTCGTCCTCGGTGAAGGCGGCGTTCTTGCGGGCGGCCTCGGCGGAGATGTACTCCTTTTCGGCGAACTGCATGGCCTGCTCGGAGCGGTTGGGCCGTACGGTGAGGGCGGCGATGTCGAACCAGAGGGTCATCTTCTCCGGGTTCGGGATGCCTGCGGCCTTGAGGGCGGGCTGGAAGTAGCCGATGTTGAGGGCGTCGGCGAGCTGGATCAGCAGCGGCTCGATGTGGATCTTGATCGAGGACTCTTCGATCTGCCAGCTCGACCAGTGGTTCGAGCCGCCCATGCCGGTCAGCACCTCGGGCGGAATGTCCAGCGACATCGCCATGCGGGCCACGGCGTCCTTGCGCATTTGGGAGATATGCTCGGAGATGGTCGAATCGAACGTCAAGTGTTTGATCTTGTCGAGGGCGTCGACCGCCACCTGCAAGATGATCGGCACCACGGCGGCAGCGTTGTCGCGCTGCTGCATCGACGTAGCCATCGTCCTCTGCAACAAGTCCGCGAAGCCCTCCACCCCGGAACGCTGCGGCACATTGGGCGTCTCCTGCGGCGGACGCGGGAAGTCGATGTTGTCCGGCAGCAGCAGGATCCCGGCACCGGCCAGGCGGGAGTCAAGCTCGGCGAACACCCGCTTCGTGCACTGCTCCAGCTCCCGCAGCACCGGCAGGATGGCCCGCACGGTGGAGTCGGCGGCGTCATGGCGGCGCGGATGCGGATTCCAGCACCGGATCAGCAGATCCTTGGCCTTGTCCAGCTTGTACGTGCCGCCGCCGTGGGTGATGGAACGGCGAACCATGATGTCGTCACCGCGCCGGTACACCTCGGACGAGGAGCATACGTACCACTTGTCGGTGCCGACCTCGCCGTCCTGGGCGGACCGGTACCCCTCGGCGACGATGAAGCAATCCCCGGCGGTCATCATGTTGATGCCCATCAGGCGCTGGGCCTGCGCTTTCGCGGCCGGGGTGCCGAACATGGTTTCGGCGATCATCTTCACGCGGGGGTCTTCGACCTCGTCACCGACCACCCCATCGTCGGTGATCTGCGCCGCGTACATGCGGCAGCGGGAGATGCTGTTGCCCATCCAGTTGACGACGAAACGCATCTCCCCGCAGATGTCGTAGTGGCGCCAGGCCTCCCACTGCCAGCGGTGGTCGCCGAGCTTGAACATCTGCCAGGAGGCGGCGTCGCCCAGGTTGATGGGTACGGCGGCGGCGGTCAGGGCGGCAGGTCGCGTTCCCGGGCCGTCCTGCCCACCGGCGGGCACGAGCTTGGCCTTACGGGTCAGCAGCCCCATCCGGTCACCCCTTCACGCGCGCGAGCCAACCGGCGGCTGCGGACAGGGCCAGCCCGAGGGCGGGCACGAACAGCCACGGCGAATCGCCGTAAGCGTAGATGATCGGGGCGGCAGGGATGGCGAGCCAGACCGAGATGCACCAGGGGCATAGCACCAGGTAGGCGAGGCTGTTGTGGCCGCGCTCTTTGAGGGCCGTCACGAAGGCGTCACGGGGCACCTCAGTGATGGTGTCGCGGGTGAGCAGCACGACGAGACGCGCGAACGCGAGCAAGTAGATGGCGTACAGCGTGGAAGAGCCGGGCATGACCACCATCGTAGGTGGTCAGCCCGGCTCTGCCGGTAAGCGGTGGTCAGCGCTCCAGTACGGTCCCATCGAATTTGACCATGTGGGTGGCCCAGCTTTTCCCGGCGGCGGTGACCTGACCGCGTGCCCAGTTCTCATGCAGCGCTTGCTCGTGCACGAACGGGTCCCGCTGGACCTTGAACGACGCGCTCTGGATTCCGCTGGACAGCCACGACATACCCTCAGTGGCTATCCAGGATTTGACCTCCGTGTAGCCCGCTGCGGCGATGGCCATCCGCGCGGCGTCTGCATCCTCCTTGGTGAGGTCACGGCCGGGGGCGAGGATGTTGACGACGTCTTCGGAGATCCGCCGCGCCTGGGCACCTTCGGGCAGCAGCTCCTGGATTGCCGTGATCAGGTACATCGGGCTTCCTCAGCCTTTCAGGAACAGGCCGGTAAGCGCATCGTTGCCGATGACGGCGGCGGCGATCGGGCGCATCTCCTGATCAAACGACCAATGCCTGATGCCCTGCTCCGTGGCGAACTGGTGGTGTTTGATCATGCGGACGACGACTCCAGCGTACGTGTCGGCCTGGTCGTCGGGGATGTCGAATACGACTGCCAGCTTCATCAGAAATCCTCCAGCGAATCGACGGCCAGGGCGGTGCGGTAGGTGCCCTCGTCGAACATGACCAGCCGTACGGTCTTCACCCTCGTGCTCGCGGTGCGCAGCGCCGCCAGAGCCTGCCTGACCGCGTCGTCCTTGGGCCAGCCGTACACCCCGGCAGAGATCAGCGGGAAGGCGGCCGTGCGGGCGCCGACCTCGTCGGCGCGGGCCAGCGACTCGGTGTAGCAGCTGCGCAGGATGGCCGACTGGTCGACGAACGGGTCGTACATGGGGCCGACGGTGTGGATGACGTGCTCGGCGGGCAGGCGCCCAGCGCCGGTCAACGCGGCCTGACCGGCGGGCAGCCCGCCGGGGTACTGGCGGGCGCGCAGGTCGCGGCACTCTCGCAGGATGGCCGGTCCGCCCGCCTGGTGGATCGCCCCGTCCACCCCGCCGCCCCCGAGCAGGCTGGACTTGGCGGCGTTGACGATGACGTCCACGCGCTGGGTGGTGATGTCGCCGATCACGACCTCGATCCGCAGGGCGGGCCGGTGACGGACGCGGAACGGCAGGCCAGTGCTGGCGGCCAGCATCAGGGCGGCAAGAGCGGCCAGGGCCAGGATGGCAACGGCGGCGGCGATGGTTTCGGTCATGGTGTCCTCCTCGATCTGTCTACGCACAGCATACAGCCCCCTTGCCTGGCGGGGCAAGGGGGCTGTATGGGCTCGGGTCAGGCAGCCGCAGTCACGGTCAGCTCGTCGGTGGGGTCGACGTTGGCCAGGTTGTATCCGCCCCGGCCGTCGGCCCAGCGCCAGGCCGCCACGCGCCCCGCCGACTCCTCGTCGTACGCATCCACGGTCGTGGACATCTCGGCCGTCACGGGCCGGGTGACGGTGAACTTCTTGCGCGGCGGGATCGGCGCCAGGCCGAAGCTCGCGAGGACGTCGTTTGCCTCGTCTTCGCAGTACTTAGGACCGGCAATGTGGCCCAGCATGATGATCTCGCGCAGCATGTCCAAGGTGCCCTGCACGGTGGTCGGCACGTCCGGGTCCACCACGTTCGGGTCCTCGTCGGCGGGGCCGGACGCGAAGACCGGGGCGCCCTGGACGACAAGGGCGGAGACCTCCCAGGAGGCCGCATTGGTCACGCGCGACTCGAACAGCGCGAGGGCGGCGGTCCGGTTGGCGGCACCGACCGGGAGCCGGATCGTGCCGGAGATGGGCGCCTCGATGACGTACGAGTTGCGCACGCCGATCCGGTCGGGGATGCCCAGCTTGGCCAGCTTCTTGTTGGCCCATTCGGCGGTGATGCGGCTGTAGGTTTCGTTTCTCACCTGGTCGCGGGCGGTCCGCACGATGATCTCGTGCAGCGCGGTGAGCTTGTCGGCCTCGTCGGCGAGGTCGTTGGCGGCGAGCCAGTCGGTCCAGGCGTCGCTCGGGTTCGGGTGCTGCACGACGATCTCCTCCATCGGGTCTTTCTGTCAGTCCTCAGCTTACGCGCTGATCCGGGCTGCGTCCACCCGGAAGGGACGAGCGGCGAGGGCAGGAGTCGAACCTGCATCCCCCGGCTTGGCGCCGGTGCTCTGCCTGTTGAGCTACCTCGCCTGGAACCCTGCCGTGGAGGTACGCATTCGGACACCATCACAACGCCCGTGAGCCACGATGGACCGCGTTCTGCGCCCAGCGCACGGCAGGGTCAACAACATCCCCGGGGCGTCAGCCAGGGCGCCGGGGATCGGGACCAGGAGGGGACTTGAACAAACCCTCATCTTCGCCTTCGCGGCGCGGCTCTCCCGTTGAGCTACTGGTCCATGATCGAAAACGTCGCGCCGTTACGTGCTGGCCTGCAGCATCACCGGCCGTGGTTCGGATTGAGGATCGGCCGGGGGCGAGGCTTCGGCTTGGTCGCCGTCACTTGCCCTTCTTCGGCTTGACGGCCTTGACGATCTTCTTGTCCCCGTACTTCGGCTTCTGCTGCTGCAACGGCGGGGTGGTGACCCTGCCAGCCTTGTCGACGCGCGGCTGCTTCCGCCCGAACGGCCAGCCCATTTTGTCCTCCTCGTGTGGATATGTGGTAGGTCGCCGGGACACGAATCCACGCCGTGGCCACGGGAGATTCCCTCGGTGCATCCCGGCGACCCGCCGTCCTCCCCTGCTTGGTCAACGTGCGGCGGCCCAGGGAGGGCGACAGCAGAGGTCCTGGACGGGTAGGCCCGCCACGGTGTTCCTCTGCATCCGTGCCCCTGGTGGACTCGAACCACCTCGCCACCCCTCAGCGGGCTGGCTTTGCCGGGCGACGGCGCGCAGGGCGTGCGCTCGATCCGCTTACCGTCGGGGCGTGTTCAGTTGTCAATCGAGGGGGTGGGCGGGTCGTGGACTGCTTGGTTCACCGGCTCACCCGGCACCACCACACCCCCTCGATCAGCTGGCCTCTATGCCAGCGCCGCCCGCCGATAACGCTAGGCGGTCCGCGCCCCGTCTCTCCGGGGTGTCAGAGGTCCCGTCGGCCTGCCCGTACGTCGTGCCGGGCTTGAGGCGGTTCTAGCCGCTTTTGTTCCCGGTCCCCTCACGTATGGAGCAGGTGGTCACCTCGTGCCGTGCGGGGAGTCGAACCCCGTCTTCCCCGGGTTAGGGGGCGCCCACCTCCAGAGCTTCACGGCGGTACTTGGCCAGTCCGGGTATCCACCCATACGGCGGCTCACCTATGTCCTGATGCCTCAGGAGGCGGGCCCGTGCTGGCCTTTCCTGTTACCTCGTGCTCCCGTCCGTGTGCCAGGGTTCGTCTCCCGGGCTGGGGCGGGTGCCATTTTTCGCTTGGGCTGAGCCCCGGCGGGCATGTCGGCTAGGCATGGCTGCCTCCGTGACGCTGGACGGATTCGAACCGCCATCCTCCCGCCGTGAGGCGGACGCTCTATCCAGGGTGAGCTACAGCGTCCCTCGCTTGCTCAGGGCGAGGGCGTCGGTTAGCGGCGAGGTGAGCAGTCGACAGGTCCATGCAGGGGGCCAAGGGCCTTGCGGGACAGGTCGTCCTCGTCGTTCCTTCGCGCGGATCGGTGGCATTGAAGCCCAGCAGCCGTACGGCCGTACCCCTTGCGGGACGCTGCCCGATCCCGGCCGCCCGGAGTATGTCCCGGGTCATCTAGCGGCCGTCGCGCCGAACTGGGCCTCATCCCCCGAGGCGTGGGGGCGTCGTCCAGCGCTTGCACCTGTGGGTGTTGCGTGGGGTGTCGCACCCGGTGCCCCGGTGCGTCTTCCGTGCCACGGGAGGATTCGAACCTCCGACTCAGGGCTTAGGGCCCCAGCTCTGGCCATCTGAGCTACGTGGCGGGTACGGCGCTCTTCCGCTTCGCGTGTCGACCCGCTAGGCGTTGCCCTGCCGTTCCTGTTACCTGCCGGGTGCATCTGGCCCGGCGGTGGAGAGCGGGCCCTCCTCATGCGCGACCTCTGGTGGACGTCACGGCCATATCAGGCCGTCCACGAAGCACTTTCGGTCGAGGGGAGAGCAGGACTTGAACCTGCATCTATATCCCTACCGCGCGCGAGTCGTAACCCTCCGCTGCGGAAGCGGGATCGCTCTGCCTGTTGAGCTATCTCCCCGTGACCGGCCGGTGAATCACCCCTGGCCGCCGGTCAGAGCCAGGGAGGGCTTTCAGTCTTCCGATGCGCGGGCGCCGGGGCCGGAGCGCTTGCGGGTGGCTCCCCGGCCGAGCCCGTGGCCTTCGGCAGCCCTGATGGCTGCGGAGGTGGGCGGCGCGGCGCCGGGGCGCTTGGCGGGGAACACGGCGTCGTGGGGGATTTCTCCTCCGATGATGCGGTTCGTAATCTTGCCGAACAGGCGTTTCACGTTCTCTCCCCTTCTGGGGTTTAGGCGTCGGGCTCGGCCTCGGCGGTGCGCTTGACTGCGGTCGTGGCGACCTTCACCGGCGACAGGATGATGCGTCCGGTCGGGATGTGGTCGTCGTCCGTCTCTTCCACCTCGGCGGTGTAGAACTCCACGCCAGGCGCGACGACACCGTCCAGGTTGAGACGGTTACGGCCGTCGACGCGGTGCAGGACCAGATCCACAGGTTTCTCCTCAGGCTGTGCATAACTCGGGCGGGGGAGGGGACCGGGTGGCCCGACCTCCCGAGCGGGCGGGGGGCCACCCGCTCGGGTTGACAGACCGAAGGAGGCGTGGGGCCTGCCCCGGTCCCCTCCGTCTACCGTGACCCTACACCATCCCGCGCGGGGATCTCTGCCGCGCGCGCAGGATGGGATTGCGGGTCACGCCGGGCCAGGATCTCGGCCCGGAAGTGGCTGAACAGGTTGTCCCAGTCGCAGTCGGCCGGGTGCCCGTCGAAGTCGAGGCCGGGGGTCGCGTGGGCGATGATGCCGACGAGCCAGGCGCGGTCGGCGTTGGTCGCGTCGTTGGTGCCCATGAGCGTGTCGGCGAGGCTGACGCGATACCACGGGCCTTCCTCGGTGGCGCACAGGTCGATGTCGACGCGGTCGAGCTGGCCGACCATCAGCTGCACGGCGTGGCGGTTGAGCGTGTCGGCGATCCCTGCGTCCATCAGGACACCTCGACCGGGACGGCGGCAGGAACGGAGCGCCACACGCCGTCAACCGTGAGGTAGGCGTGGTCACTGCCGTCCGTGGTGTGGTCGGAGCGGGTGAGAGTTCCCTCGATGGTTTCGCCACCGAGGCTGAACGACACCTTGCTACCCGAGTAGGCCCCGCCGCTTTTTCCGATCTGACCTGCGGTCCAAGTCGCCATTTGGCACATCCTCCCTGGTCGGTCTGTCGTGTTCCACGTTAGTCCGAGGTGGAGCGCCTGTCAACCCCGGATAGACGATTGGGAGTGCGTAGATTCACGCTTGACATACGCCGGTCATCGGGGACCCTGGAAGGTGAAGGAGGAGGAACCCGACGGAGGTGGGCGAGATGGGCACGCAGGTACAGGAGAAGGAAGCGTTCGAGCTGCCGACGGTCAACCCGTGGCGGCGGCCACCGGCACCGCCGAGCCGGGAGCAGATCCGTTTCGCCATGGACCTCTGCCGCACCGAGCTGCCCTACGCGGAGCGCACCGCCACCATCCGCACCTTCAGCGTGCTGGACGGCGCCGCCGTGTCCGAGCTGATCGCCCGACTGAAGGACGTGCGGGCGAAGCGGCTGGCACGTTTGCGGCGCTCGCGGAGACGGCGGTAGCATCGGCCCTGGAGCCCCTCTAGTCGACCGACCTGCGCAAACGCCTGAGGGTCTGATCGCTCTTCCGGGCAAGCGCATGGCAAACGATAGCCCTTCCGATGCCACCGGAGGGGCTATCACGTTCCACCGTCGCATAGACGGAAAGGCCCGGTCCTCCCCCCGTGGGGCCGGGCCTTTCCCCTTACCCGGACATGGGAACGCCCCGAGCCCCTCACGGGGTAGTCGGGGCGTCTTGAGTGTCGCGGCACTGCCGCGCTTCATCCCGGTTGCCGATCCGCTAGGCCAGGGGCCGCGCTGGATCATCTCCGCCGGGCAGTCTATCCGGGGTTGCAGGGATTGCCGGTACGAGTGCGGGTTCAGGGCGGGGTCGATTCTCCCGGCTTAGCAAGACCCGCCCTGTAGAGCGTGCTGCCTCATGGTGTCCATCCTAGCCGTACGGGGAGCTGACCGGCATGTACGCGTCGGCCGAGGGGGCGGCGACACGCACGAGCCCCTTCTCCTTGCCCATGAGGAACAGTCCGGCCTGCACGAGGGCGTCGATGCGGTCGGGGGACTTGGCATCTTCGGGCACCCACGTGCAGCACTGGTCCTCCAGCTCGATGAAGGTGCCGACGTGGTGCCAGCGGTTCTGCTCGTAGCGGGAGGCGACCGGTTCGGCGCGCAGCTTCTTGCCCGCGAGGGAGGTGACCTCCTTGACCGGCGGGGGTCCGGGCGGGAACAGGCAGCCCTTGCAGTCCTCGTCAGTACAGCCGGGGGCGTGCTCCTTCTGCATCTCGGCGTAGGCGTCGGTGACGACCTGCATGAGCCATTTTTTGCCCATGTTCGTTTCGATGATCAGCCAGGTGGCGTCGTAGCGGAGGAACATCTCCCAGGCGCGGCGGGCGGCGGCGTGGCCGACGATCTTCTTGGTCCAGTCGGCTAGCACGTAGTCGTCGCCGTTGTAGCCGCGTCCGGCGGCGAGCAGGCCGGTTTCGTCGCCTGCGCCGGTGGCGCCGGGGTCCATGGAGATGACGACGGTCTTCAGTTCAGGCAGCTCGGCGGGCTTTATGCGATTGTTTTCGATCATGGCCCGGTTCCACAAGGCGCCCTCGATGTCCTCCAGGAGGTGGCCGTACAGCTCCTGGAGTCCGGCCCGGGTGCCCTCGTAGATCTTCTTGAGCTCTTCGACGACCTCGCGGGAGAGGTTGGCGATGTTGTCGAAGATTGAGCCGGTGGTGATGACGACGGTGCCGTCGGTCTCGTGCTGCCACTTGATCAGCAGCTTGATCGGCTTCGGGGTGGTGGTGACCACCACGCGGGGACGGTCGTCGATCAGCGGGGCGCGCATCGACGGGAGGATGCCCTCGAACCAGGCGCCCCAGGTGTAACGCCACTTGGCCAGCTCGTCGAGCCAGGCCCCGGCGGCGTTGTAGCCACGGCCGACGTCGTCGTTGTCGGCGCCCTCGAAGTAGATGATCTGGCCAGACCGGAACTCGATCATCAGCTTGGGGCTCTTGCGGTATTCGAAGTCCCGGTGATTCTCCATGCCCATACGGCGCAGCACGGTCAGCAGGCCCGAGTTGCCCTCGATGCACGCCGTGCGGCAGTCGTTGAGGGTCTCGGCGACGACCAGCCATTCGGTGCGCTGGCCGAAGGCGTCCACGGGGTGGCGGAACAGGCGGTCGAGGAGGTCTTCGGCGCCGGTGCGGGTCTTGCCCCAGCCACGGCCGGAGCGGATCAGCCAGACAAGCCAGTCGCCGGGAGGGCGGAACTGCTCCGGGCGGCCGAGCCACCACCAGGCGCCCTTCTGGATGTCCTCCAGCGTTTCGCGGGTCTGGCCCTGTAGCCAGCGACGACGCAGCGCGGCCGGGAGCAGGGCCAGCTTCTGCGCGGCAGACAGGCTCATGATCGAAAACTACGCGGGGATGGTGCATGACCTGCCGGTTGAAGACACCGTTCGGGTGCCGGACCGTGCCGGTCCTCCCCGCACGACATGCACGGGTCGTACATGCGCGGTGCCCGGAGGCCGCCCATCCGCCCGGCAGGGCGACCTCCGGCCGCGCCAGCCCTCACTGCGGAGGAGGTGCAGGAAGGGCGGCGTCCAGCTCGCGAGTCGCCTCCTCCGCGCTCGCGGTCAGCTCCTGATATCCGGCGGCGATCTGCTCAGGGCTCATGCGCTGCACCATCGCGTCCAGGGTCTTCATGATGTTGTCGTGCTGCACGCCGACCTCCACACGCACCTCCGACTTACCGGCGGCGTCGGTCTTGGCGGTGGCGGCCACGGTGACGGAGGTCTGCGAGCTGGCACCCTTGTTGAGCACTTCGAGACCCAGCGCGGCGCGTTCGATGCGGGCGGCGGTGTCGAGCATCAGCACCAGGGCGTGGGGGCTGATCGAGTCGACGTCGAGGGTTTCCAGCCGCTCCAGGGCCTTCTTCATCAGGGCGCGGGCGGCCTTGGAGTGAGTGCGGGCCATCTCCTCGCGGGCGTCCTGGAGTCGGATACCGGCGATACGGTCCTGCTCGGCGTCCCACCGTCCGGCGCGCTCTACCCAGAGGTTGTAGCGGGCGACCCGGGCGGTGGCCGCGAAGCTGATCGGGGACATGGTGGCGATCTGCGCGACGGTGCGGATCCGGCCATAGTCCCGGTACATCAGGAAGAGGCCGTAGTTGCGTGGCGTCTCTCCGGGCTGCTGCGCCCAGGCGTCAAGCAGCGGATCGATTTCGATCTTGCGGCGCTCCAGGGCGTCGAGCACCTCGGGCGAACGGCTGTGGTCGTTGCTGCGCTTCTGGCGTGGCATGGGCTCCTCCTACGGGAGCCAGCCTACCGGCGCCCGCTCCCGCGCCTTTGCACAGCGCGCGAGCGGGCGCCGAGTCGCCCCCTTAGCAGGCGTTGCCGGTGCCGCCGATGGCCATGCTCCGCACGCTGGTCGACGGCTGGAAGGCCGTCTCGTAGTACGCGGAGTTGGTCCGGAACAGGGTCAGATTGACGTTCGTGGTGCCGTCGGCGTAGGTCGTGTTCGAGATGCGCAGCGGTGCACCGGCGGCTGGGTAGGTCAGGCCGTTCGGGTAGATGCTGTTGCCCATGTTCGTGCAGGGCGCCGCCACGTTGGCCGCCACCTCGCCGAACAGCTGGACCTTACCGCTCTGCGTGAACGTCGGGGACGTCCAGAGGCCGCTGGAGAACCAGCCGACCGGGCTGCCGTCGAAGAACACCCACCAGCCGGTCGTGCCGGTGCCCTGGTACTGAATGGTGATCGACTTCTCGGCGCCGCCGACGTAGGCGCTGAGGTCAGCGCCCCGGTCGAGGCCGTTGGCCGCCCAGTCGTTCCAACTGGCGTCGTTGTAGCCGCCGAAGGCCCCGTTGACCCACTTGCTGACGAGCAGGTGCGGGTGGCTGTCGCCGTAGGTGCCCGGGTCGACGGTCCAGCCAGCCTCGACAGCCTGGTTCTGGTCAGTCGTGGAGACCGAGATTTCAAACAGCGAGTGGAAGTCGCCGCTCGTGATCGCGGGGATGCCGATGCCGAAGTTGGCCCCGGCGCCAGTGGTCGTGTAGGTCTGGCGACCACCGGCGTAGAAGTAGGTCAGGGCCGCGTGCGCGGGGGCGGCGAAGCCCCCGACGATCACGGCCGTGGCGAGGACCAGGGCGGCGAGTGCCGCCTGGATGCGAGCCTTCATGTGCTCCTCCTTGGTTGGGTACTGCGGAATGGTAAAGCCTTCACAGGCCGGGCCATATCAGCTCGGCGGGGACGTCGAACGCGGAGACGATCATCGCCGCGCCGTCGGCCCACACTTCGGCGTCCTCAGCGATCAGCGAGGGGATCTCCTCGGGGCCGAGGCGACGGCCCCGGTGGACGCGCAGGTGTTCGTCCTGGCCGAGGGGGGGGCGGTAGATCAGGGCGTCGGTGCGACCCCGGTCGGTGGACGTCTCGCCGTGCCACTCGTACAGGTAGGCGCTGAAGCCCCACGGGAACCAGCCGGACCAGACGATTTGGACGGGGGCGGCCAGGTCGGGCGGTAGGAAGGCGACCTCCTGGCCGTCGAACGGGCCGCCGGTCAGCACGATGCGGGCGTAGTAGCTTGCGGGGGTGTGAGGCCAGGCCCAGTTAGCCACGGCTCATCCTCTTATCGTTTTGGATCATGAAGTCGGGGCAGCGGGTGTACCAGCACGGATTGCTGCGGAACAGGTGGCCGTACAGGTCGGCGTACCGCTCCTCGTAGAACGCCCACTGCCTAGCCCCGCCCTGGTGGCCGCAGTGCGAGCGCACCAGCAAGGAGAACGAGTCGTCGCGGGGCAGTCGCTGATTGACGGGCCACTGGCCGTCGGGCATGAGCCGCTTCAGCCACACCACGCCAAGGCGGCCGACCGGTCCTCCCCGGACCAGCCAGACGCCCGCCGGGGGACATCTGGAGCCGGGCTCGTGCTTGTGTGGGCACCTGTCGCACGCCCACGTCGTGGACCCGTCGATCTTGCCGAATTGTCTAGGCACGGCGAGTGGCCGCCGGTCCGGGGAACGGCGGCCACTCGATGTCGAGCTGGGTCGTCACGACCACTCGGGCACGCCGGTGGTGCGACGGCGCTGGTTGTAGAGCTGGGTGATGATCCGGGCGACCTGCGTGGACAGGCTGCTGGTGCGGGTGAACGACTGGCCCCGGGCGTTGCCGACCAGACCGTCAGGACCGCCGGGGATGCCGCCCAGCCGCTTCGCCAGATCGTCCAGGTCGACATCGCGGCCGTAGCGGGCGAGCATCCGGCCCAGGCCCTCGATCAGGGCGCCCTGCACGGCGGCGGGACGGTGGCCGAACGCCGCCGTGAGCACGGCGAGGACGCCGTCTGCGGCCTCGGGAGAGAGGGCGTAGACGCGCTCCAGGCTGGCGATGGCGGACAGGCGGGCCTCGGTGGCGCCGACGCCGACCGACCAGCCGTGGTCGGCGAGGAACCCGGCCAGGCGCATCGCGCCAGGATCCTGCTCGACGCAGGAGATCAGGAACTGGTCGATGCGGGAGACCTTCTCGGTGGTGTTGAGCAGGCGGAACAGCGCAGCCTCCTCCGGCACGGTCAGCCCCAGGTATTCCATGGTCTGGATGGTGCCGGTGTAGTTGGCGCCCTCGGCGGCGCGGTAGCGGTGCTGGCCGTCGATGACGTGGATGCGCCTGGGTGAGCGGTAGGAGGTGGTCAGCACCCCGATGGCGTCCGGCCTGAAGTCGGCGGCCATCTTCGTGACGCGAGCCTTCTTCAGGTTGCGCTGCACGTTGGGGTCGACCCACAGGTCTCCCACCTTGCGTTCGGCCATCCGGTACGACACGCGGGCGGCGTTCGGGTTGCTCATGACTGGCTGCTCTCTTTCATCTGCTTGATGATCTTTTCCAGCTCACGGCGTACGGCCATGAGGCGGGCGTGCACCGGCCCGACCTGCTCCCAGGTCAGCTCGGCATTCGGCGGTCCCAGCTCGACGAGCCCGGCCGTCAGCCCCTCCATCTGCGGCAGGGACCTGGACCATGCGGCGACCTGGCGGGCGGCGGTGGCGGGTTCGATCGGCTCGATCGGACGCGGCCGGGTCACGACGGTGCGGGCACCGTTGAAGCGCTGGTAGTTGCCCCAGACGTTTCCACTCTCGTCGATGTCGCGCATGATCTCGCGGGCCAGTTCGCGCTTCTCGTCCGACGCGTCCAGGGTGCCGTATCCGGTCTGGTAGATGACCTCGATGCGGCGGGCGGTGGCCGAGGAGATGCCGAACGGCTCGCAGATGACGTGCAGCGCGTAGTCGTCGGTGCGGTTGTGTGAGCGGCCGGGCTTGCGCTTACCGGCCTGCGTCTGCTTGCGCAGCAGGACACCCCGGCGGCGGGATTCGTCGTTGCGCTTGACAGCGGCGGGGGCGTCGAGGCGGCGCAGCAGCTCCCACAGACGGCACACCTCGGACCACTTCCACGGCAGCGACAGGTACTCGTCCTGGTTGTCGGCGAGCATGCGCTTGGCGGCGTCCTCGATGGTGTGCACGAAGACGGCCTGAATGCGTGGCTTCTCCATCAGCAGGTGCGCGAACAGTCGCCTGCCGCCGGAGATGATCGTGCCGTCCTGCCAGAGGGTGATCGGGCGGCGCAGGCCGTCGTCGCGGATGCTGGCGCCGAGGGCCATGCAACTGCCGTAGCTGTAGCGCAGGCGCGGGATGCGCACAGTCTCAGTCCGGATCGTGTGCTCGGTCGGGTCCTTCATGCGATGGTCGCCAGTTCGTGGGTGTCGATGTCACCGGCGACGTGCAGCGGGCCCGGCCCGACCGGGCTCCGGTCGGGCAGCCCGGCGATCTCGATCACGCCGACGCGGCGCTCGAAGTCCGTGAGGGGCTGACGCCAGTCGGCGACGACGAGGGAGGCGCGGCGGTGGGCTTCGTCGATCCGTTCGGCGGCGATGGCCGCCCAGTCTCGGCGGTTGGGGTCGGCGGCGATAGCGCGGGTCATGCGGTGGCGGCCGGGTGACGGTGAACTTCTTGCGCGGCGGGGCGCCTTCTCGGCCCACGGCTGGCCTGCCCACGGGTTCGGGGTGTCCTCCAGCCAGCGCCGGTAGGCGTAGGCGGCGAGGGCCAGGGCGGCGACGACGGCCAGGGCCAGGGGCAGCGGCAGTACAACCGGGTTGAGCATCTCGGTCCCTCCTCGGGGGGTGTGAACGTCTTCATCATCCACACCTCGGCTCCCGCTGTCAACCGGGACATTACAGAGCACGTCAGCGCGGCGGTCACATAGCCTCCGCGAGGTCAACTCCTGTAAGCTGCTGGCTGACGAACACCCGAAACACAGGTGAGGACAGATATGCCTAGCTATAAGACGATGTGGCAGGAGGCGGTCCAGGAGATCGAGCGCCTGAAGCGGGAGGTGAACCGGCTCAATGGCCTGGTCGCCCTCAGCCCCGATGACACCTTGCGCGAGCTGGAGCGGATCCGGCAGGTTGTGGACCTGGCCGGTATCGCCCGGCACATGAGGGTGGAGCGGTTCACTCCGCAGCAGTGGAAGCAGCGCGACCACCTGCCGCCGGTGGACTTTCCGCTGATCAAGGAACCGCTCTGGTACGCCTCGACGATCAAGGGCGGGTTCGTCGTCCCGACCGGCCGGGTGTGGCATGACTACCCGGACGAGGCGGAGCTGTCGCCCGCAGCCTGACGGGTGTAGAAATGAGCAACGCCCCGGGGTGCGAACCCGAGGCGTTGCAGTGCTCAAATCGTCACCCCGGAGTCTACCGACGCCATACAGGCACGGCAACTCCGCAGGGTGCCCTATCTGAAAGTGGCACCTATGGCAATCACCATCAGGCGCGGTCCACTGCCGACCGACCACTTCACGATCATCTCTAACGCCTGGGTGCGTGACGACTCGCTGTCCTGGGCGGCGCGCGGCCTGCTGGCTTGGATGCAGAGCCACGCCGAGGGCTACCCGATCACCGAAGAGGGCATCATCGCGGCGGGGCCCGGGGAACGCGCGGCCGTGCGGACCATGACCCGCGCCCTTGAAGAGGCCGGGTATCTGCGCCGCGAACGGACCCCCATCGTCACCGGCGGATCGCGCGTCAGCTACGTACTGACCGACCCCCGAGAGGGCGGGAACAGCCCCCTCGGGAACGGCGGGAAAACGCCCCCTCGGTCCGACCAGGGAGAGCAGGGCGTTTCCGCAGGTGAACCGAACGGCAGGAAAACGCCCCCTCGTTCCTCTCTAGAAGACCAGAAGAAGACTAAGACTCCTTCGGAGTCTTCACGCGCGACGAGGCTCCCCGCGAACTTCATCCCCGACGAGAGCCTGCGCGCCTGGTTCGCTGCCGAGCAGTTGCACCACGTGGTTGACGTCCGCACCGAACACGCCAAGTTCGTCGACTACTGGCTCGGTGCGCCCGGCGTGAAGGGCCGCAAGCACGACTGGCCCGCGACGTGGCGTAACTGGATGCGCTCGGCGGCCGAGCGCGCAACACGACGGCCCGGCAACGCCCTGGCGCCCACCTCCGGCGCGCCATACCGCCCGAGCACGACCGATCAGCGAGTCGGGCAGGCGCTCGACATCGCCCGAAAGTACGAGGAGCAGGGACTGTGAATCTCTCGGAAACCGCCCGCCTTCTGGGTGCCATGGCGTCCTTCGACCGCCGCACCGTCGGCGACGGCGATGTGGTCGCCTGGCAGGCCGTCCTCCCCGATGCGTCTTTTGAGGATTGCCTGGAGGCGGTCAAGCAGCACTACGCGGAGCAGACCGACTGGATGATGCCCGCCCACGTCCGGCGCGCCGTCCGGGACATGGTGAGCCAGCGGGACATGGCCGCCCGGCACACCGGGTGGGCGCCAGGGCAGGCCGGGGTGCCGAAAGATCGGCCGATGCCGACCGAGCTGCGGCCGTCGGCGGCGGAGACCGGGCAGGAGATCAAGCGGCTGGCTCTGAGTGACCTCCCGGCGGCCGTGGCCGATCTGGTGGCCCGCGTACGGGCCGACCTGCCGGAGGGCTCCAGGGAGGCGCTGAAGCCCCGCACGGTGGCCTGGGAGCGGGAGCACGCCGCGTTCCGGCGACAGCAGGACGCCGAGCCCAACCCTCACTACCGGCCGAAGACGGAGACGTGCACCGATCCAGGGGTCTGCTACCGCATAGATCACGCGCACAACTACCCGTTCAGGCCCGGCGCGAGGCTGACCCCTTGCGGCTGCGGACCGGAGCACGGACCCCAGTGCCCGACGCACGGGCCGCAGGCGACGGAGCGGTGCTGCGCGGACCAGGCCTGCCGGTGCGAGCCGGGAGAGTGCTACTGCATCACGGACGATTGACCGCTGGCGGCCATCGTGTATGCTGTGCGTAGACAGTCGATCGAGGAGGCACACGCATGGCAGAGCAGGAAACCCCCAAGGTCTGGGACAACGGAACCGCCCCGCACTCCAGCCTTGCCGAGGCGCTGGCCGCTTTTCAGGCCGAAGTGCCGAAGATGTCCAAGGACGAGACGGCCAAGGTCAAAAGCGAAAAGGCCAACTACACCTACGGCTATGCGGGCCTGGACCAGTTCGTCGAGATCGTCGAACCCGTCCTCGGCAAGCACGGCCTGGCCGTCACCTCACGCACCACGTTCACGCCTGAGGGCGTGTTCATGCTGGAGGTGACGCTGCTGCACGAGATGGGCGAGCGGGAGACGGCCTACTGGCCGCTGCCCGACCCCCGCCGGATGGGACCGCAGGACATCGGCTCGGCCATGACCTACGGCCGTCGGTATCTCGGATGGGGCCTGACCGGCACATTCCCCGGCGGCATCGACGACGACGGCAAGCAGGCGCAGGCCACGGCCCGCGAGAGCTGGGACAGCGCCCGGCCTGTGCAGGCCACCGTTCAGCAGGCCATGGACCAGCACCGGCGCGGCGTCAACCACACCGACGAGCCCGCACCGGCCACGCCGCCCAAGACCTCCTGGACCGACGATGAGGTGGCCGACTACCAGGCCAAGCTGACCCAAGTCGACCTGACGGCGGTAGGCAAGGCGTACGACTGGATGGCCAGCCGGGACCTGCACAACCGGGGCGTGGGCCCCTCCGGCAAGACGGCCACCCTCGTGCTGGCGCTGCGCCTGGCGGACACCGCACTGCTGCCGCAGACCACCCCGGAGGAGATCGCTGCCCTCAAGGCGATCGGCGAGACGCGGGGCCTGATGAAGATCAAGGTCTCGGCGACGGAGACCTTGGAGGAGGCGCTGTTCACGGCCCGGGAGCTGGCCCAGCACGCGGCGGACGCCGAGGGCTCGCAGGAGACCGCGCCCGAGGACACCGCCTACGACTCGGCCGACGTGCGATGAGGGACGGGACGATACTGCGCCGCGCGTTCGAGCTGGCCGGATTCACGCTGGCCCGCCAGCGGGTCCACCAGATTTGGCGCTGCCCCTGCGGGCACGCCCAGCTCGTCTGCCCTGCCACGCCCGGCAAGGGCCGATCGATAGCCAATACCCGGGCCGATATTGCCCGCACCCTGCGGGCGTGCAGGCCACAACCGATGAAGGAGTGCGCATGACCGACAACGTCCCCGGGGCCGTCCACGACGACGGCCCCGGGGGGTTGACCGACGCGGAGAAGCTGGCGGCGCTTGAGGCCTACCTGAAGGTGCTGAAGCCCGTCGCTGACGCGCTGCGGGCGAAGGTGACCGCCGACATGGGCCGGATGCACGTGGAGCGGGTCGGGGCGTTCCTGCCGGACGGCACCAAGCTGGCCGCCGTGGGCCACTCCGACGGCCGCAAGAGCGTCAAGATCACCGACGAGCCCGCCGCCCTGGCGTGGGCCGAGAGGAACTACCCGGACGAAGTGCAGACCGTACGGGTCGTCCGGCCCGCATTCCTGAAGAAGCTCCTCGACGTGGCGGGCTCGCTGCCCGTCGGCAGCGAGGGCCTGGACTCGGCCACCGGCGAGGTCCTGGGCTTCATCGAAGTAACCCAAGGCAAGCCGTACGTCACGGTCACCACCACCGACGAGGGCGTCGGGCGCATGGCGGCGCTCGCGAACGGCTTCGTCGCCATGCTGGAGGCCGGGGCGTGAGGCGGCTCATCCTGACCCTGGTGGCAGTCGTTGTGCTCGTCTCGACCACGGCCGCCGGATGTGGCGGCAACACTCCGGCCGAGCCGGACAAGTTCACCCGGGACTGCACGGTCAGGGGCGGCCACGTCTCTACGCAGCGGCACGGCCACGGCGTCAGGAGGGCCTGCCTGCCGCCGCCCGGGGGTTGGCAGTAACCGCGCAGGCAGCAAGGCATCATTCCATCGTTTTTGATCATGGAGGAGAGAGATGAGCAAGATCCGAATCGCCCTCGGCGCGGCGGCGCTGGCCGCGTTGATCGCCTGCGGCAGCCCCAGCCGTACCGACCGGGCCATCGACCAGGCCGCATCAGCGCCGGTCGTCGAGCCGACGACCAGGACCCCGACCGGGGCGGTGCCGACGCCCCGGGTAACCAAGACGATCAGCGCGGAACAGCTCAACGCCGCCGCATCGGCGCGCAGCTACCTGGACGGCGGACACGGCTTCTCCCGCAAGGGCCTGATCGAACAGCTCGAATACGAGGGCTACCCGGCCAAGGCGTCCACGGCCGCCGTGGACTCGCTGGGCGTCGACTGGAACGCGCAGGCCGCTCGCTCGGCCAAGAGCTACCTGAGCGGGCAGGCGTTCTCCAGCAAGGGGCTCACCGAGCAACTGGAGTACGAGGGCTTCACCCACGCTCAGGCCGTCCACGGCGTCAAGGCTGCCGGGCTCTGATGTCCCGCCGACGTGCCCCCGTCCGACGGTGGCACGTCGGCGATCGGTGCATCGCCGCGTACGAGGTGCGCATGGGCCACCGCGATCGGCACGTGACCCGCACCTACTGGCGGCTGGGGGTGGTGGTAGCCGTGCGCGGCGACCGCCTGGTAATCCAGTCCCACGGCCACCTGCACGTCCACCCGTGGTGGGAGCTGCGAGACGCGCCCCGGCAGTACCGGGCCTGGCGGTTCCGGCGACCCCTATCCTGAGGCGCATGCAGCTCGTGCAGCTCGCCCGCGACCTCGGCTACGCCATCCGCGCCTCCTTCGCAGTGACCCCCAAGGGTGCGGCGGGGGAGGCGCGGCTAGACGCCTACTGGACGGCGGGCGAGGGGGCGGCGAAGATCCGCTGGCCGGAGCCGTGCGCGTTCTGCCGCTGCCTGGACCATCTGGGCAAGTACGTGAAACCTGAGCAGGTCAAGGGGCACTGCGCCCGGCTGGAGAAGAAGGCAACCGGGCATTGGCCGAATCCGGAACACAGCAAGACCAGGCACTGCCCCTGCTGACACCGCCGTGGTGTATGCTGGTGGCATACACGAGGAGATGAGCAGGATGGACACAGCCACCCGCATCGCACGGGCCGGAACACAGATGACTCCCAAGCAGCGCCGCCGGATGGTCAAGAAGGCGGGCCGCGACCCGTACGCCATCGTCATCCGCGACGACGGCATGGGCTACCCGCCCAGCAGGCAGGGCTACCGCGAGGTCGTCGACGCCCGGCACGCCCCGGCTCCGGACGAGCCGGTCCGGTGAGCTTCGAGATCGCCAAGGCCCTCGCGCAGGCCCGTTCGTACGGGTCGTGCGAGGGCTGCCGTGCGTTCAGGGACCTGGACCCGCACCACCGGATGACGCGTGGCATCGGCGGCGTGCACCGGGCCGGGTCCGACGTGTCGAACGATCCCCGGAACCTGCTCATGCTCTGCCGCACTTGCCATGACTTGACGCTTTCCGACGCTGCCGGGTGCGTGGCGGTCGGCTGGGTGGTCGAGCGGCGGGCCGGGGTCGACCCGCGCGAGGTTCCGGCGAAGATCCACACCGTGAACGGCTACGGCTGGTGGTACCTGACCGAGGCGGGCGGCTACGAGTGGGCCGACGACCTGAACATGAACCCCTTCTACGAACTCAGCTACGACGCGCTCGCCCTCATAGACGGGCCGAGCTGCCAGGAGCCGACCTGCCCGGACTTCGGCGAGGGCACCTGCCCGGCCGAGCACGCCGAACCCCGCAAGATCAAAAACCAGGAGGAAGACACCGCATGATGCTCCCCCGTATCGGCTCAGCCGACCACGCCGCGATGGTCACCCACGACCGGCACCCCGGCGTCGTGACCGCCCTCGCCTGGCTGGCGTTCTCCCACCTGCCCGACGAACTCCAGTCCCTGTCGGCGCCCATCTACACGGCCGCCGTCGAGCTGCTGGAACGCATCCCCACCGACTCCGCCGAGCTGACCACCGCACTGAACACGCTCGTCGAGGCGAAGGACTGGATGGTCCGCGCGGGCATCCGCTCCGACTACGGCAGGCCCGGCCCGGTCCCGCGTCCGGCCACCGTCATGGACCCCCCGAACCCGGCCCTCACCTTCGGGGACCTCCCGCCGTTCGGGCCGGTCCAGGATCGGCCGCAGGCATGAGCGCGCCCATCGTTCACGCGCACGGGCAGCACGGCTGGCACCAGCACGACGCCGACGAGTACGAGCTGCACCAGCGGCCGATCACCGACGAGGAGGGTCCGAAGCCCGTCATGGGCGGCCATCCGGCGCAGCTCACTGACGGCTTCCACACGATGGAGGAGCTGTACGACCACCGGCGCGCCCTCACGGCAGCCCTCGCCGCCGAGCGGGCGGACATCTCCTGGCGGTCCAAGGCACACCACCCCGACGACAGCCCGATGTTCGAGGGCGGCTACTTCGTCGTGGGGATCGACACGCCCGCCGGGACGATCACCTACCACTACAAGCTGACCCACTGGGACGACTTCGCCGAGGTGCCCGAGGTGGAGCACGCGCCGAAGTGGGACGGGGCGGACCCGGGCGCCACCGTGACCCGGCTGCTGGCCTGGGCGCGCGACATGGACGTGCCGGTGCAGATGACGGCCCCCGACCTGCCGACGTTCGGGCCGCAGACCCCCATCGGGTGACCAGCCGGGGGGAACGGACTCAGCGCCGGGCGGATGAGCGGCGAGCCGCCAACGCCCGGCGCCGGGAACTGCTGGAGATCCAGAGGTCGTACCGGCCCAGGCGCAAGATCAAAAACGGCGAGGAGTCAGGGCCCCAGCAGGGAATACGCCGCAACCTTGAGCTGCGCGGAGTCGACGTTCCATAGCAGCTGCGAGCCGTAGAACTGCAGCGGGAACGGGCCGACGAGCTGCGTGCCGGACGCTGACCCCGGGACCGTGTACGAGCGCGGCCCGGCGGTCAGCCCGTCCACCCCATTGACCACCGTCACCGTCAGCCCGTGCGGGTTGGTGTCACCGGATAGCACGGCGAGGAAGGTCGCCCCGTCGTTGGGGCTGACGTTGCCGTTGGTCACATCCCCGGCCACCGAGGGCGCCGGGAAAGGCGTCTGCACGAGACGGCTCACGCTGGCCACAGCCAGAGGGGTGCGCCCGGCCATCAGAAGCCCGACGGGGGCATGATCTTGCCAGGCACGAGGGCCCGGCCCAGGTTGTCCTTCGGGGCCGCCACGGGCGTCACATGCTGCCGGGCGTAGGCGGTTAGCAGCACCTGGAGCACTCCGGCTGCCACGTCCGCCCAGTGCGCGGCGGACCCGGCGAGTACGCCGGTGGACTGAAGCGTCACCAGCACGGCCAGCACAGTGGTCGACCACGCCACCAGAGTGGCGATGGGGGCCTTCTTGAACGGGTTCATGCCGCCGCCAGCTTGGCGATCGCCGCGTCCACGGCAGCCGAGACGGCGATGGTCACCTCGGCCTGCGAGATGTCATCGCGGTCGGCAGGCAGAGCCGCCACCACTGCCGCCGCGATGCTCGCGGAGCCACCCAGAGCCTTGACCGCTGCGAGGGCTTGCGAGGCGTACGTCTTGGCGGCCACCGAGTTGTTGTACGTGTTCGTGACGTAGCTGGCCAACGACCAGTACTCGTTGGGGGTGCCGTCCGCGTTCTTGGACCCGGGCGGAGCCTTGAACACGTTGTCCGTGTTGGCCAGCGTCTTGACGTCGGCGGCGGTCAGGGGCATGTCTTCCTCCGTGATGTGCCAGGGGCGAGTGTCGGACTCGCTCGTGTGCTTGACCGAGATGTGCACGTGGCCCGTGTGCGGGTCCGATCCGTCGTAATCCCGAACCTTGCCCGGCTGGACCGTGGTCGACACGATCTCCCGGTTGTAGATGGCATAGGCCATCCGGGGGTCCAGCAGCTCGGCCAGTCGGGCGAACAGGCGCTTGGCGTCGGCGGCCGTGAAGTGCTTCCCGTCGATCATCGGGTCCGCCGCGTTGACCGACCCGTCCTTGTCCGGGTTGTGGTCGGACGGTTCTCCCTGGTGCGCCTCGTCCCCGATCGTGCCGATCGTGACGCCGGGGTGCTCTGCCTTGATCTCGTTGATCAGCACCTGGAGATCCGGTGCGACGTGCCAGCTCATCTGCGCTCCTCCCAGGCGGCCGGGCGACTGTCTGCCTTACGGTACGCCTGCGCCGTCCGCCACCGCCGCATGAGTTGAAGATCAAAAATGATCCAGGAACGCCAGCCGAGCACCAGCGGCATCCCGACGGCGAAGGTCGCGACGCGCAGCCAGACGAACCAGGGGGCGTCGAACAGGTGAGAGATCGAGCTGAGATCCAGCACCCACGAGATCATCAGCATGTACCAGAAGACGTGCCAACCGCCCCGCGAGCGCCAGAAGCGGGCCAGGCCGACGAAGAGCACGAGACCGACGGTGGAGATGACCGCCGAGAGGTGGATGCCGATGGTGCCCAGAAGCTGAGGCGTCACTCGCGGCCTCCCAGGATTGCCTCGATCAGCGGTCCGATGTGGTTGTCCGTGCGCAGCTTCTGCAGGGAGGCCGACACAGCGTCCACGCGTGGGGTGATCCGCTCGACCTGGCGCTGCTGCGCCTGGGCGGTGTCGCGCAGGCGCTCAGCCGCACGTACCGCCTCCTGCGACTGCTGCACCTTCTTGCGCCACCGCCACCACGTCACGAGGAACCACCTCGGCTTCTAGTGTCCCCCCGGCCCGCGCGCTGATGCAGGGCGTTCAGGACTTTGTCCTGATTCTCTGCGAGCACCATAAGCTTCCCCACCGATTCCACGAGTGACCTGACGCTCTCAGTATTCGCGGCCACCCCGGCTTCGGCGATCTCGGCCCGCTTCTCGGCGCTCTCCCGCAGCAGCTCGGCGACCCGGTTGGAGACGACCTTCCCCCCGAGCAGTGCGTAGAACACCGCGATCAGCGCGGAAACCAGAATCCCAATCAGATACCAGGGCAAATTCTGCGCGTTCACCAAGGTCATCTCGCCCCGTTCTCCCGTACCTGCTTAGACCAATCCTTTCATAAAGGTCTGACGAATCAGGAAACGGTGGGCAGTGCGACCATCATCAAGCTCAGCGACGGCGGGATCACGTTGTCCGTGTTGAACGGCCCGGCGGGCGTGCCCGTCCAGAACATCTTCAGCTCCAGGAAATCGCCCGCCACGAGCTTCCACATCGAAAGCACTGACGCCCACTGCTGGCCGGTGACCGTGCTGACCGGAGCCCACTTCTCGCCCTGCACGCCGGTGCCGCCTGTCGCACCGTTGATGGCGACCGTGGCCTGAACGACGCCGCTCGTGCCCAGCGCCGAGCCGATGTTGATGCCGCCGAACCCCGCCGCCAGAACGACGCACGGGACGGGCGCGGTCAGGCGGGTCGGGGCACCAGCGCTAAACCAGGCGCCGTTGGACAGCGGGCTGTTTGCCCCGTTGTTCAGCACGACTGTGTCGAAAGAAATCGCGGTCAGGCTGCCCTTCGTAATGCTCTGTACTGCATTACGAGACACGGCGACCGAAGCGAACTTCGAGAAATTCGTGCCCAGCGTCGCGGTCGAAACCAGCCCCTGATCGATATCCGCCGCCATGGACTGCACGTCGGCGGCGTTGACGACGTCATCGGTCCACGGGTAACGCAGCCGCAGGTTCGGCGTCTTGCGCATCGCCATATCAGTTCACCGGCCCCAGGTACATGCCCCAGAAACGCGACCCCAGCTGAATCGCTTTCTGAGTGCTTCCGTTGAGGTTGAGTTGGCAGAAGGCCGAGCCCTGGAAAACGGGCGCCATCCCGAACACGTTGATCCACTCGCCGCCGGTGTTGGTGTCGTCGTTGCGCTGAAAGAAACTCGTCGTGGACACAAGGCTCGTCACCTGATCGGTGGAATTCACGGCGATGCGACCCATGTTCATGTCGCCGACAACCGGGGTGCCAGAAACGATGTTGACCAGGATCATCGCCCCGAAAAGCCACCACGAGGGCTGCTGATTGTTCGGCTGCAACCACGACGACTGTCCCACTGTGAGACCGCCCGTGTTGTCCCATTCGATGGCGCCGACCGAGAAGTTCTGGGAGCCCGCGATGAAGCCGCTGCCGGTGACCGTCTGCCGGGCGATGAACGACGGGCGGCCGATGAACGCCCTGAACGGCGCCTGCTCGGCGCGCAGGTCCTCGTCGATCGCCATGGCCAGGCGGAAGGAATCCTGGACGTCCGCGAAGTCGGTCGTGAGGGGGTACGGGTAGCCCTCGACCGGTGTGGTTGCGCTCATGCGAAATAGTCCGAGACCTTGATGGCGGACAGGGCCATGTATTGGATGACGTACGTCGTCGCGAGATTGTTCGGGAACATCGTCATGCCGTACTGGATGGGCGTCGTCGGGTCCGTGGAGTAGGTGAGCATGGACATGTGCCCGCAGCCTCCGACACCCAGATCGTTTGTCTGCACCGCGTTGGAGCGGAAGTTCACCGCCGGTTCCCCGATGGCAGGGCCGGTGCCGAATGCGAACAGGGACAGGTAATTGCTCGCGGCCTCCGTGAGTCGGATTTCGAAGGTTACCAACCAGATGCCGACCGGCAGATACAGCGATGTGTTGTCATATCCGAGGTTGGTGTCCGTGCCGACGTTGAATTCGGTGGCGTTGAAGACGAGGGTGCCGCCGAACGTGGCCGTGTCGATGGGCACGTTGCTGTTGCTGACCCGCACGCGCGGGAACAGCCCGGCGAGCGAGGTCAGCGGGTCGATCGTGGCCATGGCGGCGTCAGCGGCGTCGGCCAGCGACTCCAGGGCGGTCTGCTTCGGGTAGGTGATGGCCGGGTCGTAGCACATCGGGTCCGTCGTGGCGGGCATCGGCAGGTTGTACGAGCTGGCCAGGACGCTGCGGTACCGGGTGGTGATCGTGCCCGCCACCGTCGACTCGTCACGGGCGTGGATGCCCACCGACCGGCCTGCGGTGTAGTCGGTGAAGCTCGGATCGGTGGCGGTCGCCATCCAGCCGCCCGGCGGGGTGCCGCCCACCACCCACAGCTTCAGCTGCATCACGTTGGTCTGCAGCGTGCGGCTCCAGAAGATCGAATACCGCAGGTTGTAGAAGGTGTTCGCGACGTAGGTCAGCCCGGTCGCGGTTGTCGAGATGGTCACCAGGCTGCCCGCGACGAGCTTGGAGAAGCGCAGCGAGATCGCACCTCCGGCGGCGACCATCATCGAGCCGACGAAGTAGTTGCTCGGACTGGACAGCTTCGCGGCGAAACCGGCGGTGGCCAGGTTGGTGGCCGGTATCGCGGTGAACGCCACCTGCCCGGTGATGTCGACGTCCTGCGTCTGGAAGTCGATGTAGCCGATCTTTTCCCCGCTGGTGGCGATCGCGATGCTGGCCTGGCTGGGTGCCACGCTGAACTGCGTCGCGACGCCGGACAGCGTGTAGACCTGGCCGGAGGTGGCCGTGCCGAGCCCGTTGGCCACGGTCCGGTTGAACGTGTCGCTGTACCCGGTGGTGGCCATTCAGTACGCCTCTACCCTGTAGGAGAGCTGGGTGGGGGTGGTGCCCGTGCGGTAGATCCACAACGTCACACCGGCGGCGGAGAGGCCGGTGTACGAAACCTCCAGCACGGCCGAGCCGGGCACGGTCGTGTTGGCGGTTACCTGGCAGGCGAAGTTGTCGCCCACCAGGGCGACGGGGAAGACCACGGCGAGCGACGTGGGGGTGTTGGCCACGGGAGTGATGGTCACGACGCCGACGGCAGCGCTCGGCCCGGCCTGGGTGAGACCCAGGATCAGCCACGAGGAGTCCTGCCGGAAGACCGCGACGACGTCCCCGACGTTCGGGATGTACGAGCCGAGCACGCCGACGCCGGAGGAGATCGTGCCGCCGCTCACGGACAGGGTGAGCGGGGAGACCTCCGCGATGGTGGCGGTGCGCATGCCGTTGCCGATCCCGGCGGCCTTCTGCGTCTGGTGCGCCAGCCTGGTGCTCACGACGCCACCGGTGCATACGCGCGCAGGCTCAGACTCATGTCGCCAGTCTCCCGCAGGGGCAGGGTGAAACCGACGACCACCTGCACGCTCGCGGCGTCCTCGGCGCGCATGGCGATCAGATCGCCCAGTTCGAGGGAGGCGTCGGGCACGATCGACACCGGGTCCCAGACCTGGGTGATGGCGGTCGCGGCCTTCAGGGCGGACTGCGCGGCGGCGAGGCACTGCGACTGCGTCAACGCCGCCTGGTTTTGGATCAAGAGCGGCTTCTTGCCGAAGTTGCCCAGGTAGTTGGTGGGGGAGCCCTCGATCACGTCGCGGACGATGGCGTAGACCGGGGCCGTACCGTCCTGCCGTTCCGAGGCGAACACCACGCTGTTGTAGACGCCGGTGCGGGACACGCTGATCTGCCAGTCGGCGACGGTGTTGCTCACCCCTGGTGCCGCGTTGGTGCCGTCGGCCAGGGTGACCTGGGCGACCTGGCCCGGGTTGGTCCACGGCACGAGGCGCTGCACGAACGACCCGTCGGCGAGCGGGTACCACAGCATGGCGACGGTGGCGCTCATGTCGTCGAGGGCCTGCGCCCGGTCGGACTGCCAGGCCAGAGGCGGGATGAGCACGCCGGTCAGGTCAGAGGTGCCGAACGTGGCGTCGGAGAGCGCTCCCTGCACGAGGCGCCGGAACTCGGTGGTGATCGTATTCGTCGTCACCGAGGACTGCGGGCTCTCGAATTGCGCGTCCACAACGTCGGCGGCGAGATCATTAGCGGACACGCTGACCGATCCGTTGCGGCCCATCTGGACCTGCTCAATGCGCCCGTAGAACACCGGGAACTCCGCGAGCGAGCCATCCCCGTAGACGATGCCACGGGAGGCGCGCAGCCGGTTCCCGAACGGGGTCAGCAGCCCGCCCGTGTCGACGCTGCCGTTCGGGAGCAGCGGGAACCAGGACCGGTCTACCGACAGGCTCAGAACGCGCGCCACCCGGCTGTTCAGGGTGGCGCGCACGCTGCCGTCGATGATCGGCAGATTGGACAGCAGAACGTCGCCCTGCCGGTCGAGCACGTCGATCTGGTTGAAGACCGTGTGCGGGCGCGTCAGCGCGTCCCGGTACTGCGCGTCGAGACCCCCGGCCCACACCATCAGCCAGCCAGCCCTTGCAGGACCTGTGTCCAGGTCAGCCCGGCGGCGGTGACCAGCGCCCAGGTCGCATACCGGTTGCAGGTGTCCTGCCAGCGGGCGCCCACGGTGCCCTGCATGGGGCCGCCGGGTGAGCTCACGACCGCGTGGGGCAGCGAGAAGACGCGGATGGGGAACCTGTGGTCGGGCAGCACCCGGGCGATCGAGTCGGCGGCGACGGACAGGTACCGGTCGGGCAGGCCGTACTCGTCGGGCGCCTGGAAAAGCAGCGGTGAGCCGGGCGCCAGCAGCGTGATCAGCCGGTCCCGGTCGGGGAAGGTGCGTGACACCAGAGTCAGGGTGGACGTGGGTGAGCTGCGCACCTTGGAGACGACGACCGGGTTCGGCTGGTTGTTGACGTTGAACGTCGCCGCGTTGGCCGCCTGCTGCTCGACGTCCAGGCTCTGCCAGAAGACACCCTCCGCCGGGATGCACAGCGGGTTCGGGTCGAACGCGAAATCGACCCGAACATTGTTGCCGGGACGCAGCGGATCCTTCAGCTGGCTGGCCCCCAGCGACGGCAGCAGTGCGCCGCCCGAGGTCGCCGAACCGGCGGCAGAGACCACGGTGATCGAGCTGACGCTGACGATGGTCGTCGCGGCCGGGGTGCCGGACATCGTCATGAACGCCTGCACGGACACCGTATTGGCGGGGGCGACCGCAGTGGCCGTCACGACGGTTGCGGCCAGCACGGTGGCGGAAGTGCTGGTACTCGACAGGATGGCCCCGGCGGCATCCCGGAAGCTGATCCCCACGGAGACGCCCTGCGACACATTGGCGGACATGGTGGCCGTCACCGTGAACGAGGCGCCCGGCGTGGCCGCGATGTCCTCCGCCCGGATCGTCGGGGTCGCCGTCGCCCCCGCCGTGAAGAACGACAGGAAGTCGGCGCCGGACCGCGAGGAGGTGGGCCGGATGGTGACGGCCGCGTCGGTGGGGTACCACGGGTCGACGTAGCCACCGGCGAACGTCGGGTTGGCGTTCAGGGTCACCAGGGGGGCCGCAGCCGTGTAGTAGACCGCACTGTCCAGCGGCGCCTCCGTGTCATACAGGACCGCCTTGTACCCGGCCTGCATGGGTGCGTACGCAACGCCTGCGATGGTCGTCGAAGAGCCGTGGCCGCGCACCGCAGTGGTGGCGCCGGTTGCCGGGTCGACCCGGTTCACCAGCACGTAGGGGGCATCGATGTCACTGAAATCGACGTCAAGTCTGATCTGGGACTTCGCGCTGTCGGCGGTGGCGGTGATCGTGGACATCAGCTCACCTCGTCCCGTACGCCAGCTCGTTGGCCTGATCGTTCATCTTCTTGTCGATCTGCGTGTCGAGAATATCGGTGATCTCCCGGGTGCCGAGGTAGACCTTGACCAGCGTGGTGCCTGCGCTGCCCAGCTTGCTGCCGAGCATGTCGAGCAGGCCCGTGCTCTTGGCGACGGCCGCCGCCCGGGACGGGTCGCTCATCGGGACCACGGCCTCCGGCCCGGCCTCGCCGACGACCGCGAGGGTGGGCGCGTTGACCATGCCGCCGGACGCCAGCAGAGGAATGTTCGGAAGCCCGATATGGATCAGGCTTCCGACCCGGTTGATGCCGGAGTTGAAGCTGCCGATCACGGAGTTGATCCCGGACCGGAGCCCGGACAGGATGTCATGCCCCACGTTGCGCATGAAGCCGGAGATGCGGCCGGGCAGGTTCTTGACGAAGGTCACCACCGCGTCGGCGCCATCGCGCACCTCGCGCCTCGCCCAGTCCCATGCATTCTTGAACGCACCGCCGATGATGCCGGGCAGCTTGGCCACGAACCCGGCGATCTTGCCGGGCAGCTCGGTGAAGACGAAGATCACGGCGGCCACGCCCGCGTCGAGGGCGGCCCTACCCAAGGAGAAGGCCAGGTTCCACAGGTCGACGAACAGGTGTCCGATCCCCTTGATGGCCTCCCAGATCAGGCCGGGCGTCTTGATGAAGAACGCGAGGATCAGGCCGATGCCGACGCCGATGGCGAACCCGGCGGCGTTGAGGGCGTTGAGGAAGAGTTGCCCGAGCAGGGCGGGGAGCGCGCTCAGGACCGCCCAGATCCGGCCGGGGATGCTGGCGAAGAAGCCGGGCAGGGTGACCGTGAACCAGTTGCCGATGTCCTTGCCCACCGACATGATCCACTGCCAGATGCCCGAGAAGAAGCCCTTGATGGCACCCCAGGCGGAGGTCAGCGCGCTGGTGACCGCACCCCAGTTCTTGTAGATCAGGTACGCCCCGGCGGCGATCGCGGCGATGGCCAGGATGATCCAGCCGACCGGGTTGAGGGCGTCCACGATCCCCTCTGCGACGGCGACGGCGAGCAGGGCCACCCGGTACGCCATCCACGCGGTAACCGCAGCAGCGAGCAGATCAGGATGCTTGGCGAGCAGGTCGGCGATGGACACCAGGAACGGCGTGATCGTGACCAGGGCGTCGGCGAACGTCCCCGCGAACGTCCCCGCGAGCTGGCCGACCACCGGGAGCAGCGGCGTCAGCACCTGCGCCATGGTGGACAGCGCGGTATTCAGCAGCCGGAACAGCTCGCTGAGGGCTTCCTTGCCTTGGGCGGTGGCGAAGAACGCGGCCAGCTGGCCGACTAGCGTGGTCAGGAAGCCGAGGGCTTGGGCGCCGTCCGCCTGGAGGGCGGAGATGATCGCGGTGACAAGATCAAAAACGCTGCCGAGAAAGCCGCCCAGCTGCTTCAGGATCACCAGGGCGTCATTGAAGAACTGCGCCAGCGCCCCCGAGGCCGCCGCCTTGTCGATGAACTGCGAGAAGGTCATCAGCATGTTCGCGAGGCCGCCGGAGAGGCTGGCGAACAGCGGGCCGCCCACGGCCGCCAGGGTGACGAACGCGCCCGCCACGGCGCCGAGAGCCGGGATGAACGGCTTGATGGCCTCGTGTGCGGAGGTGAAGATCGACGCGATGTCCTGCTTGCGGCTACCGAACGCGCTGAGGAAGCTGTTGCCCACCTTGCCGAGATCCTTGGAGATCTGAGTCAGCCCGGTGTGCAGCGTCGGCAGCAGCGTCTTGGACACCCGGGTCAGCGTCCCGGACAGCTGGGCGAAGAAGACCTCTTGCACGTCCTGCTGCAACTGCTTGAACGCCGGGTGCAAGTTTTTGATCTCCATGACGAAGGCGCGCGCCGACGGCGTGAGCTTCTTCATGGCCTCGTCGAACTGCGCCGCCTTGGCTGGATCGAACGCGTTCTTCAGCGCCCCGCCCACCCCGTCGAACGCCAGCTTCAGCGCCACCCCGGCAGTGATGGCGGTGGCGATCGCGGCGGGCAGCGTCGCGGCGAGGGCGGTGGCGGCCGGTGCGAGGGCGGCGACCAGCTCAACGGCGACGGCGATCAGCGCGGGCAGGAAGAGGGCGGCACCGGCCTTGAGCCCGGCGGAGAGGCCCTTCCACAAGGAGGACCCGCCCTTGCGGCCCTCCTTGTCCATGTTCTTGTCGATCTTGTTGTCGACGCCCTTGCCCAGCTCGTCGGCCGCCGACTCGCCCGCCTTGGTCGCCGACTTGTCCAGCTCCTCGAACTTCAGGCCCTTGGTCTGCTCGTCGAGCGCCTTCTTGATCTCCTGACGCAGGCCAGGCGTGAACTTCGACAGGTCGGCGAACACCTGCACGAACGCCCGACCCAGCACACCAGCCATGACTCAGGATCCTACGGGTGCAGGCGGCTGGGCCTGGCCCATCAGGGCCGCGAACGCCGACTCGGCCGCCCGCTGGTCGTACATCTCCTCCGCCTTCACGCCCTCCACACCGATCGGGGGCAGCCGCAGGTCGATGTCGAAGCGGTTGCGTTCCTTCTCGTCCATCGTCCGCACGCACACCACGTAGATCGCATTCAGGGCCGCCGCCAGGCTTACCGCGTTCAGGTCCACCCCGAGCCGGGTCAGTTCGCCGCCGATGATGTGCCAGGACGCGCCGGACGAGCGGATCAGCCGGTCCGCCTCCCACCAGGGCCGTCCCGCCGCCGCCGTGAGCAGCTCCCGCGAGCGTGTGGCGATCAGCTCGGGCGTCACCTTCTCGTCCAGCAGCAGGTCAGTGATGCGGTCCTCCGCGCCGTCGCCCATCATCCCGGGGATCAGTGGCAGCGGCACATCCTCGTCGAGGATGGCGAGGAACCAGTCGGCCGCCGGACGGGCGGGCACCACGAAGGTCTCCCCCGCCAGCTCTACCTCAAGCGCCCAGATTCGCAGCGCGGCGAGGGCGTCAGCCGCCATCGAACCGGCGCATGGCGTTGGCGTTGTCGACCGCTTCGCGATAGCCCTGCTCGTATGCGGCTTTGCGCATGTGATCGTGGCGCCAGAAGTGGAACGGCAGCCACACGGCCAGCACCACGTAGGCGGCCAGCTGCACCGGCCACGGCACGTAGGTGGCGATGTACTCCGTCCACGGGATCGTCCAGCCGGTCGGATGCCACAGCCCCGCCACGACCTCCATGACGATCGCCGCCAGGGTGATCCCGAGGAACACGACAGTCCAGATGACCCGCTTCACGCGCAACCCGCTCATCGACTCCCCCTCAGCCAAGCACCTGGTAGGCGAACACGTAGGTCGTGCTGATCGCCGGGGCCACCCCGAAACCGATCAGGGCCTGCGTCGGCGAGATCGCCTGCGCGTACGCCTGCCGGGCCGCCGCGATCGCGCTGACCGGCGTCAGCGAGACGGCGGGGGTCACGCCCCACGAACTGGCGAACGTCAACGTCACGGCGGTGCCGGTACCCACGCCGGTGGAGGCGGTGGTGATGGACACGGTGCCGCGCATGTCGTTGCCGGACACGGTGACGGAAGCACCGTTGCCGCTGGTGCCGATCGCCGGTCCGAGCGTCACCCCGGGGGCGGTGGTCGGCGCCGGGATGTTGATGTGCCCCTTGGTGGAGTCCAGTTCGATCGCCGGGGTCGAGTAGAACGGGTCGGAGTACATCCGGGCCAGCATCCCCCCGATGATCTCCAGGCGGTTGCTGGCGGTGTTGACGTTGACGACGTCGCTGCCGTTGCTCGTCAGTAGGAACGCCTGCCCGACACCGGCCGGGATGTCGAACACGTGGCGCCCGAGCAGCAGTTGCAGGCTGATCGCGGCGTTGGCGCCCCGCGTCGCCGCGCCCGCCCCGGCAATCCTGTAGCGGGAGAAGCCCGTGTTCGGGGTGCCCCACAGGGCGGTGCCGGTGGGCTGGTAGACCGTGGCGTCGATGGCGTTGGAGCCCGCGTCGTTGACGACGTTGATCGCCGCGTGCGCCGCGTCCACCCCGGTGAAGCCGAGCATGGTCGTGTCGACCCGCACCCCACTCACGGGGTGCGTGAGGTCGCCCAGCTGAATGCCGCAGCCGTCCGCCGTGAAGCCCTGGTAGATGACCAGGACGCCGCCGTTGACCTGGCACAGGTTCGCCCGGATGAGGACCTGACCGCCGCCGGGGGCGGAAACCTCGCTGATGCATTCGAACAGGTGGGTCTGGCTGTCGAGCACCCAATCCCACAACGGGGAGCCCCACACGTGGCCGCCGATGATCTGGGTGCCCGCCGACGAGTAGAGCCCGGTCGACTCCTGCCCCCAGTAGCCGTAGGCGGTGGCCAGATCGGGGCCGAAAATGGTCAGGTCGAAGGCGCGGGAGTCGTGCGGGCCCCTGTTCTGCCAGCCGTAGGTGTCGAAGGCGTTGATCTTGACGCCGAGGTAGCGGGACTCCATCGTCTTGCCCGGAATGCCCGACCCGCCGAAGTCGCGCCACTCCGTATACATGCCCTTGGCGACGTTGGTGAAGCTGACATCGGTGATGTCGAAGTTGTACCCGTACAGGCGGATACCGTCCGGCTTGACCGTCTGATTCGCCTTGTTGCCGTCGACCGTCAGATCCCGGATCCCCCAGCCGCCAGGGCCGCCCTCGACGCCGGTGCCGGTGAGCGAGTTGAAGCCCGCCGTCGTGATCACGGCGGCGGCGTTGACGTTGTCGGCCAGCTTGATCGTGGTCCCGAGACGACCGGACCCCTGCCAGACAGTGTTCGCGTTCTTGGTCAGACCCGTCACGTAGAAGATGCCCGGCGCGAGGCTGATCATCGACCGGCCGCCGTTCTCGGCCCCCTGAATCGCCGCCGTATCCGCGACGCCGGTGACATCCCCCGAGGGAGTGACCACCGACAGCAGGGACGACGGAACATACGACACCCCAGGTAGCGCGGCACCGTTGGGCTGAAACACGTCGGCCAACTCAACCGAGGTGACCTGATAGTCAAACTGCGCGGTGCCGGTGACCCAGTTGACGCCGTTGGCGATGACCACCTGCACCAGATACGACCAACCCACGGGCGTCCAGTCGGGGTCGTTGGTCGCCGGGAGCTGCACCGTGCACTGCCCGTTGACCAGAGTCCCGTCAATGTCGAACGGCGGGACGATGCTGTTGTCCACCGCGCCGACCAGGGGGCCCTGGCTGGTGAAGGTGATGGTGCCGGACGATCCGCCGCTCGGCGGCAGGTCGAGGCGGCAGTGCACGGTGACCAGGGTCAGGCCAGCAGGGAAGGACATCAGCCATCTACCTCCGCGTCGCGCTCGGCGATCGCCTGCCGCAGATAGCACGCCAGGTCGAGCGCCTCTTCGTATGCGTCCCGCAGCGCGTCCCGGCCGTTGAACGCCTGCAACGGAGTGCCGTACCGCTGGATACCGACCCGCAGCCGGGTCTCCAGGTCGTCGATCACCATGCCCTGCACCGACGGCCGCCCATTGGGTGTCGGCATCGGTTGCTCCGTCGGGGCGGTCATACCGTCACCTGCGGGTCCAGCTTGGCGCAGGCGCCATCCGGCAGCTCCGCGCCGTCCTCGTGCTCCACGGCCGCCGACAAGCCCTCGTCGATCAACACGAGGCCGCCGTGCGTCCAGGTGCCCGGCGTCGGATCCTGCCCCTCCGGTACGGCGATGCGGGCAAGGTCGTAGTCGAGCAGGGTGGCCCCGCACCAGGCGCAGCGCTGACGCAGGTACCGGCCGCCGATCACCACGTGCACCCCGGCGATGTGTACGACGGCAGTCACCAGGCTTGCCCCGTCTTCTCGGAGGTCGCCCAGGCCACGGCGGCGGCCAGGGCCAACATGGCGTGCACCTGGGCCCGCGCAACAAGCTGCTCCTGAGTTGGCGGGACCTTCCCGTTGGCCTTCTCTAGCAGCTCCTCGGCGGCCTCGTAGTGCTCCGGGCCGGTCATCGCCGCCGCCGGACCGGCGCTGCTGCCTTCTTGGCGGCGGTCGTCGTGCCGTTGAACTTCTCGCCCGCCATACGGATCGACGAGAAGACCTCCTCGGCCTTGACGTCGCCGTCGATCATGGCGTCTTCGAGCCATTCCTTGTCGTCGTCCTTGACGATCATGCCGTCGACGATCTTGCCGAGGGTGCCGAGGTTGCGGACCAGACGATCCCGCATCTCCTGAGGGATCTCGGAATCGTTTTCGATCTTGCCGGTGGGCAGGCCACGGGCAACCCTGGCCAAAACCACCAGCGCCCCATCGGTCGGCTTACGCATCTCGACCTTCCGGCCGCCCAGCTCAACCAGCACCGTCAATTCGCTCACAGCATCACCGCGACAACTGAGATCAGGCGGCCTTCGGGGATTACCAAGATGGTTTCCTCCCCCTTCGGGTCCTGAAAGACCAGCGTCGCGCCGAGGAGGTTGATCCTCGTCCTGTAGTCCATAACCATGGAGGCGATCAGCGGGCCGCCGCCCAGATCCGACGACTCGTCCAGCCATCTCACCTTGAGATTCTTCATGTCTTCCTCCTCCTACAGATCTCCGCCGCTGGCGTCTGCTGCCGCGCCGGATTGCATCTTGTAGCCCTCGCTGGTCGCGACTTCGCGTAGGGAGTCCCTCAGCCACGGGCGTCCCCGTCGGGCGGGCTGGTGGACCCATTTGCGCACCATCGGCTGGCCGTGCCAGACGAATGCGAGGGCCTTCTTGGTCTTCGGGTAGATGGTGAGGGCGCGGCGGCCTTCGTGCACGGCGAGCGCGTACTTGACCTTGGTGAACACCTCACCCGTGATCTTGTTGGCGCCGTTTGTGATCTTGAACTGGTGGCTCGCCCGCAGATTACCGTGGAGCACGGGCGTCATCACCCGGGCCCGGTTGAGCACCTTGAGCGTCGTCTTCACGACCTCGCGGCCCACATCGTCCTGCAAGATCCCCTTGATGACCGGCAGGAACAGGTCAACCCTGGTCGACTTCACCCCGCCCGGCATCCGGAACCTCCTCCGTCACGTCCCGAAGATAGCCGGTCCCCACATGCTGCGCGGCCCACGGATCGCCCGCGTTCAGCGTGAACCGTTCGCCGATGTTCAGGCCGCTGAAGCTCACCAGCACCTCGAACGTGCGCGACTCGACCACGACCTTGCCCATGACATCCTCCTCAGCAGTCCGCGCACGGCGCGGGCACCGACACGGTGACCAGCAGTTTACCGCCGGTGCAGCCGCCCTCCACCGGCAGCGGCGACCACTCGCCGACCGCGCGGCGCTGCGTCGGGCGGAAACAGCAGGCGGCCGTCCGGCGCATCAACGTCTGGTGGACCATCTGCGTTGCGGCGGCCGTCGACCAGTCCGCCGCGCTGGGCGGGTCGATGTTGTCGAGCGTGTCGCCGGAATCCGACCAGGGCATGCAGAACGCGACACCCATCTCCAGCACCACGGCGTAGGCGAGGGGGCCGCACGGCAGCCACGTGTTGTCGGGGCCGGGGAAGCTGTCCCATGACGGGTAGATGCTGGTGATGCGCACCCACGCCAGGCCCGAACAGCACTCGTCGATGTTCGGGCCGACGAGCGGGCCGGTCTCCTGGCCAAGGCGCAGCTGAACGTACTTGGGAGGGTCGGCCAGCTGGCTGAGCTGCTCCGTGAAGCAGGCCAGCAGCTCCTGCGCGACGGGCATGCCGATCGGATCTGTCGGGGCGGTCATGGCCAGGTGGTGATACGGCTGGGGGACTGGTCCATCGAGAACACCTTCGGCGACTGGATCAGCCGGTGCGGGTTGAGCTGCACCACGATCTGATCAACCTCGTTGAGGCCGGTCAGCCCCCGGTCCAGGTAGGTGTTCACGGCCGGGAACTGCACGGAGACGCCCGCCCGGGACAGTGACTGCATGCGCTGCGGCAGGCGGCACGGCTGACCGGCAAGCGACTTGCCGATCTCGCAGGCCAGGAGGCTCGCAGCGTCGAGGGCTTCCTGCGGCACCGAGCGGCCGAACACGCCGGTCACGGACCAGGTGTCCGCAACGCCGAGGTTCTTGTCGAGGTCCTGGCATTGCGGCCAGCAGGCGCCGTCCGTGCGGACCAGCAGGAACCCGTTGTCGACCCGGTAGGCGCTCGGGTCCACGGTGGCGCCGTCCACGATCACGGAGGTGATGGACACGGTTTTCGGCAGCTCCACCTCGCAGGTGGCGCCGCAGCAGTTGATGCCCGCACACCCGGCGTTGTGCCATACCCCGTTCTGGATGTACAGCGGGTAGTAGCTGTTTCCTTCGTCGGTGCCCCACGGGTTGATCAGGTTCACCGGGTACACCTGGTAGAGCGGCGGCAGCAGGGGGGCGTTGCACGGCCTGAGCGTGAGCGTGACGGTCCCGAACTGCCGACCGGTCAGCGAGTACACCGTGAACGCCGCAAGGCGCAGGGCAAGCTCACGCTGGTCCGGAGTGAGGGCCGTCCAGGACGTCGAGCAGGCCGGGAAGTTCGTGACAGCCCACCCGTCCGGCGTCGCGCTGGTCATCAGCGTTCCTCCTCCGACAGGACGAGATACGCCGCAGCCTGCGGAACGCGCGAGCCCTCCGGATCGGCGCCACGCGTCAGGCCGGGGTCCGAAGGATCGTCCGTGAGCCTGCCCATCTCGTCTCCTCCTTATGGGCGACAGGGGCCGGGGCAGACGGTCCGGCTCGTTACCGGCGCCAGCTTGGCCGGGAAAGCCCCGGCCCCTATCGAGTCAGCTCGCGCAGCCGCAGGATGCGGCAGGCGGGGCCAGGTACGTCCACTGGAGGTGCCGGTGGGTGTCGTTGGGCAGGGCGATCAGCAGCTTCTCTGACGCGGCGGTGGTCATGTTGGCGAGCACGTTCTTGGGGCCGGTGCCCCAGTTGGTGCCCTGCTTGGTGCGCCCGTTCACCGTGAACGAGATAGCACCGTTTTCGATCTTGAGATCACCGACGGTGCCCTCCACGATGTTGGGCAGCAGGAAATACCCGTACGGCACCAGCGAGAACGTGCCGACCGTGACACACGTCCCGGCAGCGATGTTCGTCCACACCTCCAGCCCGAACGCCCCCGCCGCATAGTTACTCGTCCGCGTCTGGAAGCCCACGGCTGCCGGGGAGGCCGCGTCGTTGAGCACCAGCGTGGAACCGGTGATCAGCCCGAACAGCTCCGGGTCGACGTTGCAGAAGGTGACCGTGACATCGATCCACTTCAACTGCTTCGGCGACTTCTCGTTGACGCACATCACGCCAGCCGCATTCAGGACGACGATCTCCTGACCCGACTCGACCTGATCCTGCATCTCCACCGAAACGAAGCCGGTCGAGACGGCCGACACGCAGGAACCCGTCGACGGGGTACCGCACGAGTTGACTGTCTGGACCCGCATGGTGGTTCCCTGGATGGGTGCCTGACATACGGCCGTCATCTGTTACTCCTTGGCCTTGACCGGCCGCGACTTGCGGACCGGCGGCGTGGTCGGGTCTCCATCATCGTCCACCAGGCCGCCGTCAGCGGGCCAGCGCCCGGCGCGTTCCGCGTCGAACGCGTCGGCCACATCCTGCGGCACCCGGAAGGACAGGGCAGCGTCATGCTCCCCGCGCTGCGCCACAACGCTGCGGACGCCGTAGCCCAGCTCATCGGCCAGCTCCAGCAGGCGACCCGCCACCTCGTGGTGCGGCTCGTGCAAGTCGACGATCACGATCCCAGTCATCGATCAGCTCCTCAGTACACCGTCGTTGCGATTGCCGCAGGACCGGTACCCCGCGTCATCGCATCCAACTCGACGAGCACGAAGAACGCCACGCAGTCGACCGTGGTGGCATACGCCTGCTGAGCGTTCGCCTGCCAGGCGTTGCCTGACCGGTCGAACTCCCGCTCCGGCGGGGTGACGAACACGTTGTCGTCGCGCCAGATCGTCACCGCCCCGGTGGCTACCAGGTAGGCGGTACCGGCGGCGGGCGCAGTCGCGTCGTTGTTCGGCTTGTTGCCGGAGTAGCCGCGCCCGAACGACCAGACGTTGCCCATCGGCGTGTACTGCACGCCGGTCAACCCCTTCGCCGCACGCTGCGGGAGCGGCATCATCTGCCGCTCGACGAGGTACGGGGTCACGACCGGCCGCGCATGGATGATGCCCGGATAGCTGTACGCCGACAGGGCGTCCTCCAGCAGGCCGACACCGTATTCGATCGTGATGGCCGTGCCCGGCGTCGGGGTGAGGTCGAGGATGCCGGAGCCGCCGTTCAGCTCGGCCCGCTGGAGGGCGGGCTGAACGTCCGCGTTGCCGCCCCAGAACGCCGTCTCCGCAACGTACTGCGCGTTGTCGCCGAGCCGGATTCGCAGCCGCCGCTCAACATCGGCCGCGTCGTACGGGAACGCTCCCGCCTTGAGGGTGGCGCCGACCTGGTAGGGCAGACCGATGGCCGTCCCGTCGCAGCTGTCGAGCGTGGCGAGGGTGACGGTCGGGCTGGAGCAGGAGGCCGCCGCGATCAGGTGCGCCTGCCCGCAGTGCTCCTCCAGGTACTGCACGCCACCCACGTCGCCGTGCTGCGGCATCGGGAACGGCCCGTTGGCCGCCGAGAAGAGGCCGTACCGGATGTTGCCGACGGCGGGCTGCGGTACGAAGACCGGCCCGGTCATCGGTGTTAGTGCGGCCATGCCTGCTCCTTCCCTTCCGTCGTGGGGTGATCCGCCGGGCTGACGGAGCGCTGTCAGCCCGGCGGATCAGTGTCACGGGTTGGTGGGGAAGGTGGCGAAGGTGCCGGTGGAGGCGACCGCCTGGGCGTTCAGGGCGTACGCCGCCGCGCCGTCCGGGATCAGGCCGCCGGTCGCGGTGCCGATGGTGTAGACCCGGCTGTCGAAGCAGGTCTTGGCCGCGAGGATGCCCTGCTCGGTGAAGAGCTGGGTGGTCTTGTTCTGCGCCAGCAGCGTCGAGTCGTACACGGTGTCGAGGGTGATGATGTCGGCGTTGCCGCGCACCCACGTACCGGCCGCGTACATCAGGATCTGGAGCGTGTGCGGCCAGTCCTGCACGAAGTTGCTGGAGGTCGGGTCGGTGCCGAACTGCTGCCACTGCGACGGGGCGCCGGTCGGGTAGGCCGCCCAGTAGAAAGCGTCCTGCCAGTCGTACACCCACTGCACGCGGGCGCCGCGAACGGCCAGCCACTCCGCCATCTTCTGCATGGTGATGGCGTACTGGTCCGAGCCGCCGTCGCCGTCGTAGAACGCCTTGCGGGTGATGTCGGCGCGGATCCACGACTGCACCCAGTACGGGAGCACGATCTCCAGGGTGCTGGAGAGCTGCATCCGCTGGCGGTACTTGTAGTCCTGGATGGCCATGTCGAGGGCGCCCAGCAGGGTGGAGACCACCGAGTGGTCGGAGTACCAGGTGGTGCCCAGGCCGGGGGTGTGGGCGGCGACGTTGCTCGGAAGGCTGAGCGCGGTCGAGCCGGTCACCAAGGCGTTGATCATGAACTGGTTGATCTTGTGCGTGTGGGCGACCATCGCCCCCCGCACGAACCGGGCGATCAGCTCCGGATAGCCGCGCAGCTGCAGCAGGTCCGCCTGAATCGCCAGACCGTCAGCCTCGAGGCGGACGTCCGTGAACGACGGGCACGGCACCGGCATCGTCGGCTTGGTCACGCCGGTGATGATCTGCGCCTCGGTGTAGTGGAAGAACCCGGCACCCGAGTAGATCGAGCTGAAGTCCGGGCCGGTCGTGAACTTGATGCCGCCCCGCGAGACGTTGATCTCCGGAATGTCCAGCAGGCCGTCCGAAGACTCCAGCTCACACAGGTCGTAGATGACCTCCGACGGGGCGCACCAACCGGCGCCCGCAGCCGTCAGGCTGTTGCCGCCCTGGCTCTCGATCTTCTTGCGAGCCAGGTTGATCGACGCGAGCAGGGAGCCGCCCGGTAGGCGCTTCTCGCTGGCCGCGTAGTCGATGATCGCGGTCGCGTCGTCGTTGAGACCACCCGACGCGGTCAGCTCCTTCGGGTACTCCAGCTTGAACTGCGCGATCGGGTCCTGCCGACGGCCGCCCATGCCGGATGCCGCGTTGTACTGCAGGAACCGCTTCTCGACCAGCGCGCCGACCGCATTCCAGTCCAGCTCCGCGCCGGTCGGGTAGTCGGAGTTGTTGGCCCCGGCGAGGATGACGGCCGGGACTCGGGACGTCTCCGTTTCGGCCGGGACGGCGGGAGTGGTCCGGGAGGCTACAGCGGCGACGCTCGGCGCGGTCGGCTTGGCCGCCGCAGCCGTGGTGGTCGCTGCGGGAGTCTCCGGGGTGCCGGTCCCCTCGGCGCCCGCGCCGTCGGAGTCCGCTCCGGCGTCGGTCTCGTCCTCGTCGCCGAGGCTGTCAGTGAGGGCGGCGAAAGCGCCAGCCGCGCCGCTACGTCGGGTCCGCTCGGCGTCGACACCCTGAACGATGGTGGTCAGCTCGCGCATCGTCTCGATGTCATCGGCCGACACGTCGGAGACGTCCATCTCCGCGTACTGGGCAGCCGCTTCACGCGCCTGCGAGCGAATCGAAGTCAGGTCATCGGTCGACATTCCGGCGAAGGCGTACGAGCCGTCGTCGGCAGTCGGGACCCGGAAAGGCAGGTTGGCCACTGCGTGCTCTCTTCACTTCGAGCGCTCCGCCGGACCGTGGCAGCACGGATACACCTGGTGGGGATCATAGCGGTAGTCTGCTGATTCCTGGAGGAGGAGCCCGTATGACGTTGAACGACGCCGACCAGCCCAGCTTTGAGTGCGACCCCGAGCGGATCGCCCGGGAGGCGCAGAAGCACCTCGGCAGGGCCCTGGATCCCCGCGCCGGGGAGAAGGTGTGCATCGGGGTGCCGCACCTGAACGAGGCGGGATGGAACTTCGTCGAGTCGGTGCTGCGGGTGGCCGCCTACGACAAGGCGCACGGCAACCATCTGCTGCACAACTCGGGCCTGATGAACAACGGCGCACTGGCCGCCGTGTGGGGTCGCTCGATGGAGCTGGCCCACGCCCGCAACACGGCCGCCGCCGCCTTCCTGGCCAGCGACTCGGAGTGGCTGCTCTGGTGGGATTCGGACATCGGCGCCGAGCAGGACGCCCTGGAGAAGCTGCTCGCGGTCGCTGACCCGGACACCGCGCCGATCGTCGGCGGCCTGTGCTTCGTCGAGGGTGACTACACCTACGACTTCCGGGGCGGGCTGCGGTCCAGCCTGGCGCCGACGCTGTACGACTGGTCGTGGGTGGAGCCGAAGTCGGGGATGCCCGGCGCGTACAAGCTGGCGTCCCGGCCGGAGTGGGCGCCGGACGAGGTGACCCGGGTCGGTGCGACCGGCACCGGTTTCCTGCTGACTCACCGATCGGTGTACGAGAAGATCAGCGCCTGGCTACTTGAGCAGGGCGCGCCGCCGCACATCTGGTTCGAGCGGATTCCGGGCCCGGACGGCGAGATGTGCGGGGAGGACATCTCGTTCTGCCTGCGCGCCCATCAGGTGGGGTTGCCTGTCCTGGTGCACACGGGCGTGTCGACCACCCACCAGAAGACCGTCTGGTACGGGGTGCCGGAGTACCGCGCGAAGCCGTTCCCGCCGCCGAAGGCGAACATCCTGCCGTTGCCTCCGGACCAGTGGCCGAAGCTGGTGATCAACCGGAAGGCCGCTGAGGATGCGGCGAGGGATTCGCCGATGCGGGACCGGCAGGCGGGTGCCAAGATCGAAAACGACGCGGTAGACGCGGCCTGACCCGCGACAGACAGAGCGGCCCCCCACCGAACCGGTAGGGGGCCGCTCTGCGTCAGGGAGGGTGACCGGGACAGGCTATCGCTTCACGCGCAGCTTGCGGCCCCCGTGCGGGGCGGGGAGCGCGGTCCGTATCCCGTCCGGCTGCCCGCCTACGATCCTGCCGCTCCGGGAGAAGCACGGCTTACCCATCTTGGCGAGGCACGTCGAACAGGCGCGGTAAGCGCTCCAGTCGACAGGTTCGGCCGAGGGGTCGTAGCTCATGGGTGCGTTCCTTTCCGTTGGCATGCCGGACAGATCCGGACGTGCAGGGGCAGGCCGGTTTGGGAGGTGCCGTCGTAGACGTGCCAGCCGCGAGCGCGGAGCCCGTCGTTGGAGGCCCAGGCCGCGATGAGGCAGCGGTCGCACGCCTGATGCTCACGGCCCGGGTCGGGGTCGGCTACGTCGAACAGCGCTTCGGTCACGGCCACCTCCAGCTTGTATGCTGCCAGCGTACACCACCGTTGCGCTAGCCTGCGCGCATAGCGTATGCTTACGGCAGACAGACACGAGGAGGCCATCATGCAGTACCAGTGGGCAGTCAAAATCACCATGGAATACCTCGACGGCACAGGCGCGGTAGAGCAGACGCACGTCGAGATCCGGGAGGTGCGTCACGAGATGGAGGCACGCGCCCGGCACGATGCGATCCAGGACACGCTTGCCCGGACCGACCGCGTCACCCCCAAGTACCAGCGCCTCGCCGCCAGCGAACTGCTCCGCCGCCCCGTTGGCGAGTGGGAGACCGTGGCCGACAACGACGAGGCGGGCAAGGAGTGAGGCACCTGCTGAACGGTCGCGGTACGGCGCTGACCGAGTGCCGCCTCTCGGCCGCCCGCCGGGATGAGCTGACCACCCAGCTGGCCGAGATGACCTGCCCGAGCTGCCGGGCCGCCCTGATCAACCGGGGCGTATGCCCGGAGTGCGGCGAGGAGAAGCTGACCTGGGCGGCCTTCCCGGGCGCGCGCAGCCTGTACGACTGGGACACGGAGACGACCCTCCACCTCGGCTGCGAGGGGTGCTCCGAGACGCTGATCAGCGGCGTCGGCCTGGACCTGGTGGTTGCCGTGCTGAACAAGCACAGGTGGCGGCCGTGAGCGCCATGACGCAGCGCGCGGTCGGCTTGGACCGCTTCCACGTCGCCCACGCCCGGCAGGGCGCGTACGCCAGGGCGCGCAGCGAGATCGTGGCAGGGCGTAAGCGCACCCACTGGATGTGGTTTGTGTTCCCGCAGCTGCGCGTCCTGGCGAAGAGCGAAACCGCGCAGCACTACGGGCTCGCCGACAAGGCCGAGGCCGCCGCCTACATCGGCGATCCGGTGCTGCGCGCCCGGCTGGCCGAATGCACGATGGGCGTCCTCAGTCACCGGCGGCTGATGTTCAGCTACCCGGACAACTACAAGCTGCACGCCTGCATGACCCTGTTTTCCACGGTGGTCGCCGATCCGACGCTTCCGAACGCGGTGCTGGACAGGTTCTACGACGGGCGCCCGCACCAGCTCACGCTTGACGTGCTCGACGGCAAGCCGATCGCGCCGCAGATGAAGAAGGTCCAGGTGGTGCACTGGGAGAGGCGGGTCGCGGATGCGCGGGCAAACGTGGCGGTCTCCGCACGGCAGCCACGGACCGCGCCGCTGACGCGAGACGAGGTGGCCGCGTTCATTGAGGGCTTCGGCCTCCCGGCCAGCGCGACCAAGCGGCTCGTTGCCGGGTGGCTGGCGGATCAGGAACGCGCCCGGCAGACGGGCTGGGACGCCCACGCCGATGCGGCGCGGTACGACGAGAGCTAGGGGATGGCATGGAAAAGACCCTGCGGATCTGGCATGGCTGCAAGGTTGTGCTGCTGCTCAGCGTAGGCGAATCCGGGTACTCGACGATGGGCGCGACGGGGGGCGCAGGCAACTCCACCAAGGTGGACATCGAGATCGACCCGTGGGCCGGGCTGATCGTCGACCACGGCGTGCGCAACCCGCCGGTCAGTTACCGCGACTCCATCTGAGGGGTAGCCTGCACGTGCACCGGCGAGACGCCGGGCGCACCACCCCGAGACGGGAGAAGCGATGCCCAGCGAGACGATCTACGCCCCCAGCGTGCACGTGCGCGTGGCGTGGGGCAGCAACCACGAGGGCACCATCCAGGTAGCCACCCTGGCGTCCAGCCAGGCACACCCGAACGAGGCTACGGACCGCCTGATCGCCATCGTCAATCAGTGGCTGATCGAGGCCGGGCAGCCGGTCATCGACATGAGGGCCCTACGTGAGAAGCTCGCGTACACGCCGGAATTCGACGGCTGGCACGCCATCCTCGACGACTGGGCGGAGGCCAACCGGCTGATCAAGGTGCTGAAGCGGGCACGCGACCAGGCGTTCGGCTCACCCGAGTAGGCGGGCAGAAGAGCCCGACCCCACTTCCCCGGGGTCGGGCTCTTCTGCTGCGTTCTAGCTGGTCTTGCGCCAGGTAGCGCCGACCGTCTTCACCGCGAACACCTTGGCCTCAGTCTCGCGTACGGCCGTGAAACGCTTGAGCAGATTTCCCTGCGCGTCTCTCACCTCGTAGTTGCCGAGTCCGGAGCCGTTGCCTCCACAGTTGCAGCCCATCGGTGAACCTCCTCCTACCTCACTCCTGAACCAGGACGGCCATCAGGTCGCCCATGGCGTCATCGTAATCGGCGCTGAGGTCCACCGCCGTGGCGGCGGCCACCAGCTGGCGCCACTCCTCCGCGCGCGCGGAGAGCGCGACGGCCTCCTGCTGCTCGGCGAGCATGCCCCGAGCGATGGCCCGCCCCAGAGCCTCCGTGTCGATCGGCAAGGAGGCCGTGACCGAGTCGCCGGGCTGCTCGGTCCATAGGACGCCAGCCGAGACCAGGCTCAGTACGGCCTCCTCCTGCCCGATCGAGGCGGTGACCGCGCGAGGGATGGGGAACCCGGCGGTGACGACGTGCAGGGCGGCCACCATCTCCAGGTTGGCGCCGACACGTCGCCAGTCACCGGACAGTGGGGTTGCCCGCATGGTGCGGATCGCCGCCTCGTCGGCCTCAGGCACGAGGGCGCCCGCCACCCAGATGCCGTACTGGTCTTCGCCCGCGCGCACGAGGGCGCCGAGGCTGGTGGTGCTGTCGTAGTGTTCGGCCGCCGCCCGGTAGCCCAGGTTCGGCCCGGCGTGGCCGCCCTTGCCGTACGACAGGCGGCCGACGGGGATCCGGGATCCGTCGGCGGTGACCACCTCGCCAGTGTGGAAGTAGGCGTAGTTGGTGGCCGACTTGGGGGCCAGGGTGCACGAGTCGCCGATACCGATGTGGCAGGTGCCCCAGGTGGCGGCGTGGCCGTACACGCGGCCGTCGTCGCCGATGTGCAGCGGGGTCGGGCCGGTCAGCTTCGGATCGTCGAACCATTCCTTGGGTGGGGCGGCCGGGGCGGCCGGGGCGGCTGCCGCCATGAGTGCGGCCATCTTCTCTCCGGCCTTCCAGTTGTCGGGCAGGCTGCCCTGGCAGCCCTTGCGCTTGGCGATGGCCGTCACGCGGGCCTTGAATTTCGCGTATGGGATCTTCGGGTCGGCCCGGCCGTACGAGCTGATGGCGTCGCCGATGGAGGCGCAGTCGGTGATCGGGAAGCGGCGGCCGTCGGGGTCGACGAAGTCCTGCGAGTCGATCTTGGCCCGGTCCATGGCGTAGGTGCCGCCACCCAGTCCGCCGCCGCCCTGGGCCTGCTCGCCGTCGGTGCCCTGCTGCTCGGGCTCGCCCTCTTTGGAGGGGCGCGGCAGCTTCTTGCGGGCGAACCCCTCGTACTCGGCGTCCGAAAGCCAGATGCCGGAGTCGGCGGCCATCTCTTGCGTGTCCTGCGAGCCGTCCACGTTCGGCTTCTTCTTGGCCTTGCGATGGGGGATAGGACTGACCGCCTTGCCGGGGGCGACGGCGCCGTCCGAAAGCACATTAGCCAGCCGCTCGGGAGTCATCTCCGCATCGTTTTCGATCTTGTCCCACTCGACGGCGGCCCAGTCGAATTCGAGCAGAGCGCCCGCGACCATCGCCGAGGAGGTGGTGCCGTCCACGTTCGGGTCAGACGAGTCGATCGGGATCAGCTTCGCGTGCCCGGACAGCTCGGCGAACGCCGGGATGTGCACCAGCGTGGCCGACGCCATCCGGCCGGAGCGGATCATCCGCAGGCGGGGCCCCTCGTATGACTCCTCGGCCATGACCGGATCGCTGCCACAGCCGCAGTCGCCGCCGGTGGCCTTCGAGTGGGCCATCTTCGCGGCCTTCAGCTTCCCGGCCTGATCCTTCTTCCAGCTCGCGTACGCCTTCGGCTCGGGGACGTGTTCGACTTCCTGCTGATCAAGGTCGACGGACGGGCCGATCACCTTGTTCTCGGTGAACATCCGGGCGGCCGTGGCGGCGTTACGCACATCCTCGGGCCAGGATTCGTCGTCGTAGAACTCCCCTCTGCCGGGAAGCATTCCGTCTTTCTCTTTGCCGATCTTCGCGATGTGTCCGACGATCACGGCGTTAGCGTGCCCGCCGGAGTCGGAGGCGACGTACCGCAGCGGCAACGGCAGGTCGCGGTGCGACAGCGCCCCCGCATCGAACTGACGGCCGTCGCCGGTCGGCTTACCGATGACGGCTAGCGGCATCTGCCAGGCGGTCCCCATGCGTTATCCCCTTCTCCGGATAGGGCACATGGTACGGCTGCGGGACGGATTCAGTACCAGAGCGCTCCGGTGGAGAATCCGACGATGACGCCGGTGCCGATGACGACGAGCGTCGCACCGAACGCCAGGTCGGCGGCGAGCGCGAGCGCGGCGATGATCTTCTTCATGACATTCCTCCTGTCGGCCCAGATGATACAGCGCGCTACAGGCCCTTCTGGTCCGGCAGGTCGGCCGGGTCGTCCCACGACTGCCGGGGGCGCCCCTCGATCTGCGTCACCAGGTGCTGGATGCCGAGCGGCAGCTTCTCCCAGGTGGCCCCGTCTTCGCCGCCCGCCGCCGTCCATGCGGTGAGGATCTGATCGCGCTCATCGGGCTGCACGTCAACGCTCCCGAGAGCCTCGCCGAGGCGGTGGAACAGCTGGCCTACGGGGTTCATGCGGGCTCCTTCTGGAGGATCAACACGGAGCGGTTCAGCCAGTTGAAGGCAGGCTTGCCGCTGGACGCCACGTGCGCGGCGCCGCCGCTCGGGGACCTGTGGTGCGCGTTGATCTCGATACCGTCGAGGCCCTTCGCGGCGGCGTACCGACCCGGGTCGTAGAAGGTGCTGACGTCGTAGCCGCCGCCCTTGGCCTTCGACATCCGGGGGTTGGCGTGGGACTCCTTCGACACCTTGTCGTACTTCTGGGTGACGGCGCTCTTCGGGATGAGGATGCGCACCACGGAGCCGTGGGTGTGGTCGGAGTACTGCTCAGCCACCCGCTTCTGAGTGGCCAGGTAGTAGCCGTTGCCGAAGATGCCCTTGCCGTAGTAGGCGGGGCCGGTGCGCATCTCCTCGTTGATGTCGGCGGCGGTCTTTCCGCCAGAGCCGCCCCGGGAGCGCGCCGACCAGCCACCGGCGCCGGACACGCCGCGCCACGCCTCGATGTAGTCGCCGGTGGCCAGGAGCCGATCGATCTCCTTGCGGTCCACGACGGTGGGGGTGTCGTCGAATCCCTGCTGGGCTCCGATGGCGGCGAGGCGGCCGTCGGCGGTCTTGCCGTCGTACAGCTTGCGGTCCTGCTTGATCTTCTGCCGCTGGGCGTCGAAGGCGGCCTTGTCGGGGATGAGGTCCTTGCCCTTCGAGGGCTTGTGGGCGTGCGGCCACGCGTTGAACGTGGCGGGCGCCTGGCGACCGGCGGACGGCAGGCGGAGCCGCCCCGGACGCTTGGTGACGGGGCCGGGCCGGGCGACCTGGCCCAGTGTCTGGCCGGTGCCCTGCGGGTACAGGGAGATGACGTTCTGCTCCAGCTTGCCGCCTGCGATGGGGCCGTGCAGCTGGCCGCTCTTGTCGAGAGCGCGGATCTCATCGATCGTCATCCACTTCGCGTCCGACGTTTCGGCGCGGGCGTGGGCGGTGGTCAGGTTCGGCTTGATCATCGTCGGGACCTGGGCGGCCACCGTCGTGTACTTCCACGAGTGGTTCGGCACCGAGAACGTGTGGTCGCCGTGGACCAGGGCGTCCTTCAGGGCGTCGGCCTTGAGGCCCAGCTCCTCGATCGTCTCGCGGGCTGCGCCCTGGTGCGGGGTCTCCTTCGAGTCGCTGGCGCCGCCGGGGAACGTCCACTTGCCCGGGTCGGAGATGGCCGGGCCGCGCTGCACCATCAGGTAGCGCTTCTCGCCGGTCTGCGGATCGACGTGCTGCAGCAGCAGACCGGCCGCGCCGTGCGCGCCCCACACCCGCCCGCCGCCCGGCAGGGAGATCCAGCCGTCACCGGACTTGCCGGAGTCCTTCGCCTGCTCCAGGCCCTTCAGCGGGGTGGCGTAGCGGACCTGGCCGGGCACGGCGTTGGCCGGGGGGATGACCGCGCCGGTCGGCACCTGCCCAGACGGCGTACCAGCCGGGGTGAACCGGTCGATCAACTTGCGGGCCTTGTCGGCGGACGGCCCCTTGGCGGTGGTCGCGATGAACGACAGATCACCGAGCAGGTGGCCCTGCTCCTGCGCGTTGAGCTGGCTGAAGTCGGACCCGCGTAGCGCCCCGTAGGTGGACAGCTGGTGGGCCATGGTGTGCGACTTGCCGGACTTGTGGACGCCGTAGATGGTGTCCAGGGCGGCCTGCACGTGCGGCGGCACGTTCGCCTGCACTGTCGTCGGCGTGTACCCGGCGGGGGTCGCTGCAGGGGCGGCCGGGTGGTACTTGGCGGTCATGGCCTGCTGCACGGCGCCGGGCAGCGCCGCAATCCGCGCGTCGATGGCCTCGCGGTACGTCTTGTTGAGCTTGTCGTAGTCGCTCTTGTCGAGGTAGCCGAGCGCACCGATCACGTCGGCGTCGGACGATTCGCGGCCGGGTCGGGGGTCGGCCTTCTTGAGGGCGACGAGCTGCGGGGTGTTGATGTGGGCGGGCGTGTTGAGCAGCACGTCCCTGGCGACCTGCGCGCCGTACCGGATTTGCAGGGGGTTGGCCGTGTCGGCTGCGATCTTGTCCAGGTCGTCGTTGATCAGGGCCTGATCGCCCAGGGGCATGTTGCGGAAGAGGCCGATCGGCACCTCTTCGTATGCCCGGGTCCGGTCGAACGGGTTGATGATCTTCGTGCCGAAGTTGGCGATGTCCGACGCGTTACGCAGGCGACGATCCGCGTAGAAGGTGCGCACCCCGGCCAGGTGGTCGGCGAGCGCACCGGGGAACACCTCCAGCGGGTTATCGGAGGCGCCCCAGGTACGGACGGGGCCGCTGCGCTCGGCGCGCGTCTGAAACTGGAGCAGGTTGGCGCGGATCGCGGCCCGGGTGTACGTGGGCAGCTCGTCGAACTCCGCGATGAGCAGCTTGCGGTAGGTGTCGTCCGCGCCGGACCGGGGGAAGCTGTCGGTTGCGGCCATGGCGGCGTCCCGCTGCTCCGGGGAAAGGGGTGCGCGGCCCTCCAGTTCGCGCAGGGCAAGCCAGGTGCCAGTCTTCGCATGATCGCTGGTCTGGCTGTCGAGGCGCTCGCGGAGCACCTTGCGGACCAGCGCCTGCTGACCATGCGGCAGGGCGTTGTATTCGGCCAGCCGTTCGGCGGGGACCTCCGGGCTGACGCTGGAGATCCCCAGGAGGTTGTCCACCACATGGTTGCGGGTGGCGAGAGACCAGGGGCTCCCGGTGGGAACGCCGGGGTCACCCTTCAGGCCGGTTTCGATGAGGTGCCCGCGCAGCGCCTTGATCGCCTCGGCGTGGATCGGGTCGGCGGCGGCGAGGTCGTCGACGGTGGGGCCGAAGATAGCTGTGATGTCGCTGCCTGACAGCCGGGGGGCGGGCTCCCAGGTGTGCTCCATGCTTGCCATGGCGACGGCATTGTAGGTGCGCCCTATGGCGTTGTACGGGTTCTCGATCATGGAGGCGCGCAGCCACAGCGGCAGGGTCGGGTTGTCCCGTGCGACCCGGGCGGCCTCCTTTTCGAGGAGGGCCCCGGCCGATCCGGGGGTGTGGCTGGATCCGGGGTCCTGGACCCGGGCGCGGAGAAGCTGGGCCCAGAACTGTTTGGCGTCGATCTTCCCGGCCCGGAAGTCGGCTTCGGCCTGCCTCAGCCGGTGCAGGCCCGGCCGCACCCCGGTCAGCCGCTCAATAGCCAGCCCGGCCGCCTTGTCCAGGGTGATCCCGCCGGTCGTGCCCTTCTGGTCGGTGTGCAGCACGTGCAGTGCGTCAGTGATCTTGCGCTGCTCGTCGGGGGCGAGGGCGTCGAACTGGGCCTTGTCCAGCGCGGTGAGCGCCTTCATCCGATCGGCGCGCGGCATCGACGTATCGTCGGCGGCCTTGAGGGCGTCGAATGCGGCGGCGTGGCCGCCCTTCTGCTCCTCGGTGTGCAGTTCTCCGATCGACGGGGTGTGGTCGAACTTCGTTGCGGCGGGCACGTGGGTGCCCCCACCGAAGATCCGGCCGTACGCGGACGCCTTCGCCTTCTGCTCGTCGGTGGCCTTCGGGTGGCTGGCGATGAAGTCGAGGTGGGCGAGGATCTGTTTGCGGTCGCCGTTGTCGAAATTGGCGGCGGTGGCCGGGGAGATGCGGGCGACCGTCTGGAGGAATTTGCCGTTGTCGCCACCCTGCGCAGCTTTGATGACTTCGCTCATCGGGTCGCTGTAGCCCTTGGGGTGGGCTGGGCTGGCAGGTGTCGCGGACGGCCCGGGAGCGGCCGAAGCGGGGTGCCTCGATCCAAAACGATCGAGGAGATCCTGTGCGGCCTGCCGCTTCTTCGGGTCGAGGAACTTGCCCTTGGCGTTGGCCAGGTCGTCCCGGATCGTCTTCTGCGCGGCCGGAGCGAGCTGGTCGAAGTCGGCCTTGGACAGCGTGCCGTACGAGTCGACCTGCGTCTTCGACATCTGCGCCTTGGGTGCCGTCCGGTTGGCGACGGCGTTGGCGTGCTGCACGTGCGCGGCAGTGCCGGGCGCAAGCGGCGCGGAGGGCTTCAAGGCGGCCGGGCCGGACGGTGCCGCCGCAGGCTGGAAGCGGTCCTTCACATCCTGGGCAAGCTGCTTCGTCCGCGCACCCGAGCCGTTGGCGATCTGGTGGTCCAGGTCGTCGAGGACCTTCTTCTGGGTGGCGTCGTCAAGGCTGTCGAACTGGCCCTTAGTCATCTGGCGGTGCACGAA